AACTTTGACGTTCTATTTTGGAACCAAATCGAAGAGGCTCGATTTCCTCATATGTAGGGAATATATTTACGGAAACATCGAATTTCTGGTTTGGTGTTTCCGTAAATATATTCCCTACATATGAGGAAATCCGGGGGTTTGGACAAACTCCAAAAAAAGTATTCAAGTTTTTCGCAAAGTTTTTTTTTTTATTCTTTAATTGAGTTATCTCTGCTTATATTCATACTTAAGCAATCCCATTCGTAGAAGCTTTACCATTTAAAGTTGAGTTGGAGTTCTTTATCTGATAAATTTTTGGGGAGGTTGATTGTTGTTGGACACATTTCTTTATTATTTCTTCATAAGTGATTTAACGTTATTTTTTTTTGGAATATTGGATTTCTAAATATATGTTACCCATATGATTTTTTTGAATAATATAGTGTGAAAAGAGAATATAAAGTCAATATGTCAAATTCATATATGGAGCCGTTAGCATCTTGGGGTTTCAATTCTCACACTAAAGTTACAGAAAATTTTTCTGAAGGCGATATCCAAGACTATGTTGTCTATGAAATCCCACGTAATATGTTTCGTGCTGCCGGTTCGTTATTTTCAGATGTTCGTCATACTAGTAGCGAGGCTAGATATGACGAAATGACCCTACAAACTTTCTTACAGATGATTGCTATGTCTGCTGATCTTGATAAGGATGACGTGCCTGGTGATGTTTTTCCATATGTCAAAGCCTGGTTAGAATGGGTGCCTAAAGCATCTCACCCTGACCAAGCAGTAGCTTACCGTCTCCATGCTGTTTCCTTATCTGAAAAAGTATGTTTTGGAGCTCAGCTCTCTAAAATGCTTTATGATTCATCGGTACTTCATAAAGAGTCGATGAACCGTAAAATGAATTCTCGTAAAGTCGATCCACTTTCTGGATTACATCCTTATCAAAAGTGGATGAGAGTTTCTGGTTTAGAGATGTATACCCGTACTATTTGTGACCGTTATGCTCAAAGTCAGGAATATACTAGTCAATTAGATATTATATTAAACCCCTCTTCCCATTTGGACAAGGAGGGTATCAATCCAGTCAATCCAACCGACGTGTTTACAATTGATCGTGCATTAGGACGTACACCGGACTCTGCCGACCCACGTTTTACAGTACGTGAAAATTACACTTGCAATCCTACAGTAGGTACTCGTGTCAGTAAATTGACATTTCCTTCTTTTGAACATGTCTTAAAGTTAACGCCGGGTCAACTACGTCCTAAAGTCTTTTGTTCTAAATATCTGCCTGAATACCAGTATTGGAGAAATAAACAGATGGAGAAACCAGACCCGGACGATGCTACGTTTGATCCGGATGCCTGTACTGAATATGACATCCGAACCCCGGCTGATATTGAAAGAGAACGAATTCAAGGTCTTTCCGATCGTTCTGCTTTTACTTCGCTTAGTTTACAGACTAGAGAAAAATTTCGTACTGACTGTGTTCCCTATGAGAAAACCGCGGAATTCCCGGCTGCTTATGCTGCTTACCAGCTTTGGGCTATTCGTGAAATGAAAACTCAATGTTTAGATCCGGATGCTTGTATTTCCGAAGTTGTTTCTAAAATGTTAACTTGGCACGAAAATAAGAAAGTGCCTACTATAATTAAGCATCGTTTAACAGATCCTACGTTATCTGTCTTTGCCAATCGTGTTTTAACATTGATGGAAGGTTATGAACAATATTATCTTATATCGACTGCACATCGTATGATGTTTTTAATTCAACATGCTCGTTATGATTCTTTTCGTCGTGCTTTTGGTCTTCACTTCAATTGTTTTCAAGCCGGTGAAAGTGCCTGTTCGAAGTCGTTTTTATTTGATCAAATGAGTGCTCAAAGTATTCCCGGCACTATCGAAGTCTTAACTTATCAAACTGGTAAAGCAGATGCGGTTGATGGCAATCGTAATGATATTACAACTGTTTGTCATGAAGCACCACCGGGTATGTTTCGTACTGCCAAGAATCCTAATGCTGATTCTACTCAAGAAGCAATGTTTAAAGAAAAACTTACTTCCCAACAAGTCACCGCTAAAATTTGGTGCCAAGACGAAGGTACTGGTCGTCGATCTGCCCGTTTAACTAAATCGGAATGTATTGGAGTTTGGATGGGAGCTACTAATGATCCACCTTCTGAAGTTGAAGAAGCCTTAGCTACTCGTTTTTTCTGGGGTAACTTTGAACAAATGCAGCGTAGAGGTCGTGACATTGATGATTGTATGAATGGTCAACGTATGATGACGAATGAAGATAAAAAAATGACACAAGCATTGAATTTTGAAGCACAAGAAGAACAATTCAGAGTAATGCTAGTAGAAAAAGCAATATGGGCAGGTGTTATCCGTGATGTTAATACCCAAGCTGCTAATATTTTACTGCCACGTTTAAAAGCTAAAATGACTAAGAATAGCATTGTTAAAGCAGGGCCTCGAGATTGGGAACGGGTGAAGATCTTTGCTCGTAATATGGCTATTGTGACTGCTATAGAACAAGTCTTTAATTTACCCGGTGGTGCTTGCTATGGTCTTCCCTTTTCGGTGGATGAATTACCCAAATTAGAACCACATCTCATCGTTACTGAAGAAATGGTTATTTTTACGTTGTCGATGCTCTCCGATCAATTTCGTTCACCGGTTGAACATAAGATTTTGAATACTATTTGGAATATGGAGAAATTTAGTCCAAACTTTGGAGAACCAGGAGATGAAAATTCGGTTGACTATATTAAACTACCCCGACTTCCACAACTAAGCAAAAAAATAAATTCACGGATTCCGTTAGCTCAAGGTAGAACATCGGGTAATAATATTATGAACTTTATTAGTAATATGTGTCGCCATACAATTCGAGCACCTAAATATACTTTGCAGGTCAGTGTGGGCAGTGAAGCAGCGCCCCTCTTCCCAGTACCAGTTCAAGGTGTCAACGGTCGTGCATCAACTCCACAACCGAAACAGTCCGCTTATATTACAAATGAAGGGGTTTTCATTCATGTCAGTCATATATTAGGCCATTGTGAAGATATAAGTGACAGTGTTTTTCAAATTTTAGCCTCCGAAACCCATGCCAAGTCAGACAAAAAAAGAATTTTGACAGCAGTGCCTTACAATAAAGATTGTTTTCATGTTTTCAAAGTAATTGAGAGAGAACCAGGGGGTCAAGGGTTATGGTATGATAATGTACTGGCCAATTCTTCGATTTCTCGTTGGATTACTTCTACCTCTGAAGTGGCAGCTATTAGTCGAACTCGAGATGGTTATGGTATCTCTCGAGACATTGACCTTGAAGTGGCAGCAAATGCCGGTCATAGTTTGGGTAAAAAAACGATGACACCTCGCCAAGTCATTGATAATATTATTACCGCGGAAATGAATGAAGATTATGTGAGACCACTCATTAGTTATCCATCAGGCTTAGTTAACAGTTGGCAAAAGGTAACAAAGAGCAACACTAAACGAAAAAGGTGCTCCCCTCATCCTAATGAAGCTACTGAACTTAGTAAGAAACAAAAACAAGTAGAATGATCTCAAAAAATATAACAGAGACATTAATAAAAATATTAACAAATAAAAAAATTGAATTCTAACTTTTAAATCCTTCGTTGTATAGGAAAAAGAGGTATTTACTAACACAAAAAGATGTTTTATTATGCAGAAACAGGATTGGATGGTAAAGATGAGTTCTTCATTAGATAATGGACATATCTTTTCGGAAACGGTCAAGACCAAGACCCCGGCTACCTTACTATTTGCTTGCGATGCTTGGAGACGTCGTAACCATGATGTTGTTATCAGCATTGAAGCAAATCAGAGCGGTGAATCTTCACTATCTGTTGTTATCCATCCAAAGAAGTCTTCGATTGATTTGACAATTCGACGTACTGAAACCTCGGAAGATATTTTGAAGTCTATTCGTCAGACAACGAAAAAAATTAGAATTCGTGGTTGTGGAAGTGTTGTTAATACAGTATACCAAGTGATTGATAGTCTTATTAACCAGGGATGGTATTTAGAACAGACAATGTTGAATTCATCCACTCATAAACACAGTGTACATAATCAGGTCAATACCACCTTACAAGCGGTATTAAGACGGGGTTAGGTTGATGTATTGACTACATTTTGATAGTATATAAAGAGAAGTTATATATAAAAAAAAATGGCAACCAGTAATTCACAGAAGAAAATGATTGACGATACAGCAATGATCGACGATACAGCAGTCCCCACTAATTTTTGTGGATGTGGCCCTTGTTGTCAGACATCCGGTGATACATCCGGTAGAGACACGGTTAATACATGTGATAACTGTCCAGTCGCCTTTTTCGGCTGTTGTGGTCTTTTTAACATTACTACTGGTAAAGGCAAAAAATGCTGTGATAGTTTGACTGGCATTCTTCGTTCAATTGTAACAGTAGCAATTATAGTTTTTAGTTTATTAACACTTATGCAATTTGGAGTCATGATGGATGAGTCTCAATTTCCAGGCTCAGAGATCGCATTAGAAAGATGGGATGCTAATAAACCCTTTAAAAACGGTACTATTATTGATGATTTAAGGGATGGATATGTACTAGAATATCCCAGAAATGCGGGACTTAATACTACCAATGTCTCTGAATGTAGCAATTTTGTCATACCAGAAGAAGTGCATTTGTGCCAAGGGACAGGCAATCAAACACAAGTCTGGTCATCGGGATGGATTTCTGCCTACAAATGTGCCAAAACAGTGAATGTCGAGGACTGCCCCGGTTGGTCAGGTCTTATTTCCATTTTAGGAATGATAACTTTTTATCTGTTTGCGGCAAATATTGCCTTGTTTTTGATGTCAACCTGGATTGGACTTAATAATGGAGATCTAGTGTCCAGTATGACTTATGGGGATAGGTTTAGTTGTATACCAAGTAAACGTAGAACAGGTAAAAATCAACAAAAAGCCTGTGGTTGGTGGTGTACATGTATTAATTATAATAAGACTAGGGATAATACCAGTTCTCGTAATATCGCATTAGTCACTATAATTTGGGCAGCAGGGGGAATTTATTTGGCTGTACAAGCAGCAGGCAGTTGGGTAACAATGTGTGATAAAATTGACACTGGACTTGGACGTGTGATCGATGTTGAATTTGATTTAAATAATCATATAGCAGCAGGAACAGCATGGCCAGCTTGTTCTTCGGTGGAATGCGAACAGAGCTTTGGTAGTTTATTCATGTGGTACGCATTGGCTGTTGCAGTCTTATTATTGCCGGATATCTTCATGTTTTACTTTCCATCCGTAGTTTCTACTTCAGAGAGTGATGGAACTGCCATTGCGAGTGCCCCAGTAGTTGAAGGTCGATACTCCGATAAATCCTCCAATATAAAATATGTTTAATTGTTATATTTGCTTCAAAGTATCTGCCAAATTCCCCGTTAAGAATAATCGGAGGAAACCGATTTGGTTATATTGTTTTCTTACCAATGATTGGTGCTGAACAACTAACAAAGGTTGAGAAACAGAAATTATATCAATGTGTGCATGCTGTTGATTCAGAAAACGCATAGTGTTTTCAACTCTCAAACAGCTTAATACAGCATGCTTATGGTAAATAAGCACACATTTATCAACATAGGGAAGTAGAGATTCGGATAAGGTGAGTAATATCGGGTGCATACAAGCAATCCAAAACTGCTTATTATTATATTGAAACTTTTGGATAGAGTTGGATATATTCAACTCAATACCGATTTCTTGGAAGACAGAGGCGGTTAATTCAATGGTCATAGTGGAGACAATAAAGATATGTTCATTCATTCAAGATCATAGTTGACAGGTTTAAATAATATCTGTAACAGAATTGCCATTTTTTTTTTGGGATTTAAATTGAGGAGTGCCGATCCCATATAAGCAGTCATTAGTAATTAATCACAATGAGCACTAAAAAAAGAAAAGCAGTCTCTTCAAAAGGTAAGCCAAGAAGAAAAGAAAAAAAGAAAAGAATTGATGTAGATGCATTACTTGTTCCTGCGACCAAAAGACCATTACCAGAGTTTACCCTACAAAATGTAGTGGCCACCTTTAATTTGGGAGTAGATCATTTAGATTTGCGTGCTATTGCTTTAAATAAGCCTTTTGTTGAATACAATCCTCAAAAATTTGCTGCCGCTAGTCTAAGAATTAGAGAACCGCGAACTACGGCGTTAGCCTTTGCATCGGGTAATATGGTCTGTACTGGGGCCAGGACAGAATTAGAATCTCGATTTGCTGGAAGAAAATATGTCCGTATTTTACAAAAGCATGGTATTCCTGTTAGTTTCCGAAATTTCAAAATACAAAATATTGTGGCTTCCTCCGAAATACCTCATGCATTGAAATTGGTAGAATTGAGTAAGGCGTATGGCCCATATGTTTCATATGAGCCCGATTTATTTCCCGGACTAGTGTTTAGAACATCCTCTCCCAAACTAGTTTTTTTAATATTTCGATCAGGAAAAGTAGTAATAACAGGCGCAAAATGTAGAGAGGAAATCGCCAGCACTTGGAGTCTATTGTTTTATGGTATTATTCAGAAATTTATTGACTACGAAGATAACAATGTGAGTTCAAGTGATTATAGAACAGCAATGCGCCGTAAAAACCATCCCATTAAAGATATAAAAAAAAAATAAATATGATTTTTATTAGGAAAAAAACTGATGTACAAATAGTTTGGCTGAATTTACATCTACAGGGCTCCAATTGGGTGGGGCTTCTACGACAGGATCGAATGTTACTCGTTCTTTAACCTCTTTTAGTATAGTTTGAAAATGATCAGAACCATTCGATTTCAACCATTCCATACATTCCGTTGGAGCGACTTCATTCAAACGGTGTAAAACCATATACTGTCCCTCGGCTGAATTCAGTACAAATGGTTGGGTTTCACTTAACTCTACTGTGATCGGCTCCGGTTCTTTGGGAATAATCGATGCTATTGGTATGGTTTTACCGGGGTGATTTGTGACAAACCATTGTTCCCAGAGTCTAACTTGTGATTGTGTCTGTTCAACCAAGTCAGTTAAGGCGGCAATCTGTTCATATAACGAACAATTTATCTCAGAGACCGGTTCCTTTCCTAGTTTCTTCTCTTGTAGATGTTTGTAAATTATTTCCATAGGTTGATCTAATCTCTCATGTCTTACACGCTTCCAAGAACTGTATCGGGTATGATATTCATCCAGACATTCTTGTATACAAGTTTCAGTCCAATCAGTTAAACTTTCGAAAGTTTTGATATATGGTCTACCATCAAGTGTGGCTGTATTACGAAAAAGCGGAGTCACTGTACTACTCCCTGGTTTTTGCCAACTACATTTCCACAAAAGACCCCCAGACGTTATTTCACAAGAGAAACGATTTTTCTTGAAAAAAAAATAAAGAACATCATTAGTACAGACTAAATTAGATTGTAGTAATTGCTCTAAACGTCTCATCGATATTAAACTTAAATAAATGATAGATAAAAACAAAATATGTGTAGAACATTTTTTTTTGGGATTTTTTGTAGTCGTTACATCTGTATAAATTAGCCAAGAGAGAAAACAAAATGCACTGTAGTTTATGTTCAGAAACTTCTGGTTTACTTACTAAAACGCGCTGTAATCACAGCTTTCATCTTCATTGTCTCCAGCAGAAATGGAAAGAAACCTCTACTTTTTATTGCCCTACCTGTCATAATAATATTGGGTTAGTTATTACTGAGAAAAAAGACTCCTATATTGTTTTTGAAACGTCGCGAAGCGCGTATCAGGCAGTCTATAGGGTCTCGAATAATGCTATAGTTCAGCCAATAGATAAGATTATTTATAAATGGAAACGGGAGTGTAACCGCCTAACAAAGAGGGTACCGAGCATCTTAAAAAGACCTATTATCGTGAATTAGTTTCTTGGAATATTTGACACATATATAGTAATTGTATATATTACTATATAGTCAACTGTCGTAAAAAACAAATGACCAATATTGCAAGTATTCAAAATAGTGCTTATTTTGTATTCGATCTCGAATTTATCGGTCAAGTACAAGATCTACAAAATTGTCAAATTTGGGAAATTGCAGTGCTCTGTAAAGACACGGGACAGTACTTTGTAGAAGTGATTGATCCAGATCCGAATATCTCTGTTTTTCCACCACCACCAGTCCCGTTTTTACCACAACTAACACGAGAGTTTTTAGAAGAAGAAAAGGCACAAACATTTGATCTGGTATTAGAGAAACTAAGAAAATGGGTACAAGAACAGACAAATGGTCTACCTATCTTTATATCACATAATACATTTAAAGCAGATAAACCGATTCTAGAATTGGAAGCAGCGCGATATTTACAGACCTTACCTTTGCATTGGTTCTTTTTTGATTCATTACATTTTTGTAGAGACCATTTTAAAAGCAAAGATGATAATTTCTCTCTGGCAGGACTAAATCAACATTTGTTTAATCGTCCGATAGAAGCAGCACATCGAGCCAAAAATGATGTCATTGCATGCGATGCCATTTTAGATAAAATTACAGGAGGGAGCTGGCAGTTAGTAGGCCCCATTTACAGTTCATACACTACCAGCCTAAGATCAATACGATGGATAGGACAGAAAGCAGAAATATTATTACTTCAACATCAGATCTGTTCTGTAGAAAACTTATTACAACTTTTGAAAAGAAATTGTATTGCAGATTATATACAACAATCTCTTACGCATTCCGAGAGTGTTTCCAAAACAATGCAGGTGTTATTAGGGTCAAGTTTACCACCAGAAAATATTGTTAATATTGTCAATGTTATACTTACTACAGTGTTTACATCCTATTTAGTACCAAGTAGCGAAATACAAAGCTAATAATTAAAAATTTAGTTTTTTTTATCTTTTTTCTGTGTTTATCAGTATATAAATCATATTCCTTGTATATAAATGACATTTGAGATGTCCTCCTTATATGAGACAACCTTAATCAATCTACGTATATTACGTAGTATAGAACCCGGATATCGTTTAGATACAACCCATCGTCTTTTCAGAGTTCATCAAAAACGTTCACAATTCGTTCCTGTTTGGCTACAACGGTGGTGGCAACAACAGGATCGTCAAAGCGATATCAGCCGAATACAAGAAACATATCATCAAGCAATACAGTGCATACAAACTTGCGACCCGATCGGTCAAAAAAGAATGTCCGAATATATTAGAAACTCGGTGGGAGGTCTTAAAAACTTACAGACTACATACCGATTAGATTTAACAATGATGGCATTAATCGATGTTATATTAGATCAAATTGAACAACAACAGGGAGAGATTGAACAGGAAGATCAAGAAGATCGAGAAGACGCTTAATCCATATTTAAATAATTGACACGGAGAAAGTAAGGGCCAGCTTTCTTAGAACGTCGAGCAACAATAAAAGCTTCATAGTCCTCTTTATTTACTTGCAGTGACTCCATTTCAAGTTGGATATTGTTTCTCATTGTTAATTTTCCTTGACCGTCGAAGAGAGTTTTAGCATTCATTTTAGATAATTTACATGTATTACTTAACATTGGAATACCTTTTGGTTCGACAAAATGTACCATTAATCCCTTTTTGTCCACAAATCTACCCGACTTTTTGGATAAAAGATCACGGTATGATAAAATAGTACCTTGCTCTGGAGTGCGGATTTTATTTTGAAGGGAGAGACCAGATAGAATTGTAGATGGCGCCATCGGAATCTGCGCTTGAGGCGCTGGAGTCGCAATAACCTGCGGCCCCGACGATAAATGGTCAAAGAGACTCATTAATCGTCGGGTAACAGGAATCCCTTCCGATTTCTTGGCTTTATGCAAATTACACATAAATTTAGTGTAGACACTGTCGTTTTTGGGTAAACAGGTACCATGTAAAGCATTAAACTCTTCAAATGTAGTTGTTTTTTGCTTTTGACGGTGGAATTTTTCGAACATTTTACAAGATTCCTTTAAAGTCAGAGGCATTTTAAACAGAGTCAACGTTATTTATATACCACTATTCAACAAAACTTATAACAAGCTAGGCTGTGAAAAGTATTTTGAAAAAACATTGGAAGATTTGCGGGTTTGAAAATATTTTTCATAAGGAACAGGTTTTTGAAACAGAGGATTTCGTTCCAATCTCTTTTGATACGTTTTGTTTCGGTGACAGTCAGGACAGAGTGCTTGGAGATTTGAAGCAATATCACAACCACCATCTTGTAATTCATGGATATGGTCAATTTCGAATGTAGGCGGTATTGGAAATGTTTTACAAATGTTGCATTTATATTCTTGCCGATACGCAATTTCAATTCTTAATGATCTGCTTAATTTACGTTTATTCTTCTTCTTAGTATACTGTACCAATCCATGTAATAACTGAACCAATTCTGACTGTAATGTAGGAGATTTGTCAATATAATACTGTAGAAAATGTATAACCGACGTAATATGGATATTATCACCATCAAAACGCATCTTTTTACAATTAAGGTCATATTGCTCTAACTCTTGTTCAAAATCTACTAACGATAACGACATTGTTTTAAATAAAACACATTTTGCAACAAAATATTCTTTATTAATTAATAATAGTTCCATTTATAATTGATCACAGACACTTATATATCAGATCGTGAATAAAAAAAATGGACTTCTTAGCCAGAGAACCACAGATGTTCGTACAAGAGAAAAAAAAAAGGAATCAAAGGCACGTATGATATTTGTTGCTCTTTGTTCTCTCTTTGTTTAACATTTTGATTGAATTAAGTTATTTTTGGAGTATATACAAAGTTCGAGATAAAGTAAATGTCAACTGCGGATGATGCCTCAGTGGTTTGCCCACTATGTACCAATCATGCATACCAATGGATGCTAGATATACATTCCAACCGTTGTAACCATTGCGACTTCCAAATATTTATTGGAAATCTGCCTAAAAAAGTGTTATGCAACGATTGGAACAGTGTCGGTTGTGGCTGTAAATTACCACCAGGATATTGTGTCAAATGTTGTACAAAATTAAGACCAATTGCCAATAGACGAGCCAATGGTGTTATACACCATAAAGATTGGAACAGTAGAAAATTCCACAAGAATTGTTGGAAACAGATGAAGAAATATGACTACTAGAATATTAACATGTAGTTTAGTGACTGTATTGGTGGTTATTTTTCTAGTATATTAGTTTCAGATAATATTCGGTAGAATATGGTAGGAATATGGTAGGAATATTTTGTATTTTTTCGATTTGGCATTGAAAAATAATAACAAAAATGGAGTATAAAGGACGGGTAATCTCACCCATCAATACCATGATTTCTACAAATAAAAGAAAACCTGCTGATATGCATACTACAATTTCCAAAAAGAAATCAAAAAAAGAATTAACTCACTTTAATTTCACTAAAGAATATCAAGTCAAACGTCAAATCACCGAATATCCAGATTGTTGGATGAAACTAAGAGATATTACAAAGGATGACTTTGAAGAATACGGTATTGAAATAGACAAAGACAACTGTTGGACTTGCCAGGGACATGAACTACATCGCATGAGTGATTGGTCTTGCTACGAGTGGCGTTCTGGAATATTACCATCCACCTGGTGGTTTCACATGGGATTAAACGACCATGTCAATAGTTTAGCAATGGAATCCGATCATGGCTTAGCCAAGTTATTTTTTATTTACGAAGGACACAACATTAAAACTGTAGATGATAACGGTACTGGATATTATTGGAATGAAAATACATTGCTATGGGAAGAAATGGCTAAAAACAAACTTAGAAACAAAATTGGTCATTTTTTTGAAGTATTGTTTAGCAAACAAGTCCAATGGTGTATGGATAACTACACATTTCTACAGGGTTTATTAGCTGCAATCGATGAAAACAAAGATAAGGAATATCACAAATCGGAATCTTCTAAACTCGAAGCCTTACATAACGAATTAGAACAAACCAAAAGAATATTGAAACTAATAGGTTCTTGGAACGGACTGGGTGGAATCTTTCAAATGATTTGTGCTGATGCTTTTGACCCAGAATTTGAAGAAGTTGTCAATATGTCCAGCACAGAATTGCCAACAAAAGGTGGTAATGTCATTGATTTCAAAACGTTGCAAGTACGTCCTCGTTGTCATTCTGATTATTGGTCTTACGAATTGAACACCGAATACATTCCAATCCCGTCGAGTGCAGCAACAACGGATATTGACAAAGAAAAAGTCGAAGAACGCCGTTTTGTTATTGAAATGTTGACAACCTTTTGCAACGACGATATTGAAATGTTGAATTATCTTCAACGTCTGGCTGGCGTGATGTGCACTCGCGAGGCAGTAATTATGAAAAAAATCTTCATTTTTGTCGGGAAAACGGATACGGGTAAATCTGAAACGTTCAAATGGATCAGAAATGTACTCATTGATCAACGCAACTACGTGACAATTGGTGAAGAAGTGCTCATGCAAACTGGAAAAGAAAGAAAAGGTCGCTGTACCACTGAATTGATGAACATGCCCAGAGCAAGAGCATGTGTTGCTTCTGAACTCAGTCCGAATTGTGTTTTTAACAATACACTTGTCAAAAGACTTACTGGTGGTGACCCACAAACGATTCGCGGTCTACGAAAAGCTGAAACTCAGTTTGTTATGAAGGCGGTCTTGGCATTGTTTACAAATGATATACCGCAATTATCTTTATTGGAAGAGGCAATGAATCGTAGAGTTGTTGTGATCCCCTGCGAGGGTAAAATTGTTAAAAACGAAGAGAACAATCAAAAATGCATTCGCATGCTTTCTCAAGATTCGCAAAACGCATTGTTTTCTTGGATGGCCGAAGGTGCCAACATGTTCTTAGAAAATCATTCATTGGGTCAGATTCCAAGAGTTGTTTCTGAAGCAAGCAATAGCTATGTCGAACAACAAGACTCAGCATCAGAATGGGTCAGAGAAATGTGCACAACAGGTGTTAAAATCGATAACAATATCGTATTGAAAAAAAGCACTGTTAAAAACATGAAACATAGCACCCCAAGAGGCGATCTTTACGATCCATATTCGGACTGGTGTGAAGAAGCGGGCAAACCCGCAATGAATAAACCCGATTTCTTGAAACAAATGGTGGAAATTCAATCAAAATTTGGGTTTCTCTTTAAAAGATCAAACGGGATCAGAGCTTTTGGACTACGCATTGATACAAAATGTGATTGTGATAACGAGTCAAAAAATTAAAACAACAAAAATATAAAATAGTAACAATAATAAAATAACAAATGTAATAATACAATACTTTTTTCAAATAATTTTGGGCATTTGGGCAACGAAAGGGCCTTAACTTTCTACACAGAATTTTGGACAAATGGACAAACGAAAACCGTTAACAGAACTCACAAATAATAATAATAATAATATAAATATAAAAAAAAAGTAATTTTTCGATACTATATTATAATATATGTCCAAATTCTGTGAGTTCTGTTAACGGTTTTCGTTTGTCCATTTGTCCAAAATTCTGGGGGCAGATGTCAATGAGTCTTCAAAAGAACATTTCGATATATATTAAGAATATTCTGAAATTCATTTGTGACAATAACCAAAAACCACAGTATATAAATGAACCTTATTGGACAAATGTCTGCTTTAGAACAAAAGGATGTGGTTCGTTGCGAGCTAATTGATAATATTTTTCAAGCTATGGGTTTAATTAATGGTGAATGGGTACACAAAGATGTGATTGAAAAAAGTTATCCATATATTCTGGAAAATAGGGAATTGATTGAAAAGTCACTACCATGTAAAACAGTTAAACCCGATAAAAATTCAAATATGTGGGAAATGTTGGGAAAGGGTGAAGGTGAGAAGTCAATAAGAAGTTTGCTGGCATTTGCTAGGAGATTAGCACGTTATCGCCATTTTGCTATAGTTTGGAAACGAAAAACGATTAGAATAAACAAATCAAAAACAAAAGAAGAAGCGTATTACAAACTACTTAGAAATTAATTATATGTTTAATCAAAGGCACGTATGTTATATACGATAGTATATAACCTTTTTTATAATTTGTCGAATGGAGACAAAACTACCAATTGTTATTTATCCAACAATGACGAAGAAAGAGGCTGAAAAAGTAGTAGAATACATCACGACCGGATTAATCCCATCCCAAGAACAATGGGTTACAATATTAACGACATTGCATGTTCGAATTGCTTTACAATGTATTCTCAATATAAAGGAAATGGAGTCCTATTGTTTAGTACCAGTCATCAAAAGGCAGCATCAACGCTTATTCCAAGAAGTTGTACGCAAAATAAAGCAAATACCACTTAATACTATTAATATTCTGATGACTGTTAATGCGTTTTATCTTTATACCTGTTTAAATCAGGGTCTAGACCCAAATGGGGTAATGACCAATGGACAATGTCCATTAAGTTTTGCCTGTAGGTATAATCGTCTTCAACATATTCAGACTTTACTTGGTAATTCTAAAATAATAGTATCTAAAAATCTCTGTCGTTTCATGTTACGACACCGGCCTCAGCATCGCTTTGTCAGCAGAGCTATTCAACTCTGTACTGATATTACACCGGACTTAATACTAGAAGCTCTAGAAGCAAATAGCAGTGGGGCTTTAATAATTATTATGAAAAAACTAGAAGAAAAATTTAAAGGAAATTCAATTTGGATTGAAATGGGACATCTACTTCGATGTCCCATTTCATTAGAATTTACCACAGATTTAGTACAAACACCGTCTAAACATATCTTTGATAGAGTTTGTTTATTAACCTGGGTTAATTCACATTCTAGTAATCCGATGACGCGGGAGCAACTTCATGAATCAGATTTTATAAAAAGAAGAGAGTTTTTACCAGTACTAATAGAAGAGTTACAACAAAAAATACAACAGTTATAATCTATATTTTGATAGTATAAATACAAATATAGATTCTAATAATTTAATGGACTGGAATTTAATTTCAATCTTATCTGCTTCCTGCATTTTTGTGGGAATTGGTTTAACATTCTCTTATATTACTACCTTTTACTTAACACCCTATAACGAGCTGTATCTAGCTGGTGAATCCGGAATGGACGAGCAGGACATCCCATACACCATTGCTATTATCGAAACAGTTGTTGCGGGCTTAACTGTCATCATCGGAATGCTCGCTGTTGCAGTGCCACATAAAATCGACAGAAATGTTATCAGTATTGTTCTCATTTATTTTATAGTTGCTTCAATTGGAGAATCAGTTTTTATGACAACCCGTCTTTCCTCATTAGGGATGATCGGTACCGATGTCGAAAGGACTTGTTCCGATACGGGAGTTGCAACTGGATGTCCTACAACACGCTTTGAAGCCGTTCATGACAGACCAATCATCTATACTTCACCATTAGGAGGTGATTGTCAATTCTTTTTCTGGGATGAAATGCGATCCCGATCTATGGGTAATACTTGTCAATTAACTGCTCCGTCCCAATCAGAAGAAGTGAAATGTGAATATAATGTAGAGACCTTTATGGATTGGTCATCTCCTAAATCGTATGGATGGAGAGATGATCCGGCAACAGTGATGAGTTTAGATGATAGTGCAGGGCCTCTCACAAGTGTAACAAAAGTGCATAATATGCAGCAGCTCGATTTTATTCAAACAAATGCCTCGAACATTATCAATAAATTCGAAAGTCAACCGGCCCTGGCATATTGCTATTATTGGGGTTGTAATGCGGTTTGTAATAAACATCGACATTTAATTAATCGACAGTGGATGTGGTCATCCGTTGCCATGTTAATTACACATCTTATTTTCGCGATGTCCTCCGCCTTACTGTGTAGACGAGCAGGGCATAGTTCAGATCTTCCCAAATATCACAAAGTAGAACCCGCAATAGCCATCGCTACACCAGTATCAATGTCAAAACAACTATTTGATATGCCGGAATTAGGTAGGCGAAAGCGAAAACTGAACCTGAGCGGATTGATATTTTAAATCCAATTACTTATGGGTTTAAGGTATAACCATTGTATTCAAGTGAAGTAAAATGATCGCCAATAAGAAACTAACGAATATAACTATGCTTGCGCATAATAGAACTATTAAGAATAAAGTACTATACTCCAAAATTGAAATTGAAGGGAAACAATATCGATGTGTTAGTTTTTTTGTAGATAGTCCAGCTAAAGCAAAGGAAGAAGATTGGTCAGTCTTTACTATGGAGAATAAGAATAAAATTTTGATTGATAAACTTACATTGGCAGTCATGGCCGAGTGTGAATGTGAATTTTTAACCAGAGAATCTGATAAAAATATGAGCGAACCACCAATTGTTGCCGTTGAACTTCAAGTTATTAATACAGACGAAGCAGAAATAAAAGAAATAAAAGAAGAAAAAACAGACCAACCCGGCAACACAAAGACCGAGAACATAACACCAACCGAGGACTTAACAAAGCTCGAGGACATCAACGCACCGTAACCGAGTAACAAAGTCGATCAACGTAGAAAAAAAGAATGATTGAAGCAATGATTTAGTTATTAGTACAGAAGAAAAATAGAAAATACATTTTTTTTTTTAAATTTCAGATGTGAATGTTGTTTATTGGTGACATTGTTTCCGTTTTATTAAATTTTGGAGTAGATATTTAGCCTATAAAAGAAATAGCCTATAAAAGAAAGAAAACAGTAAATATACCCCAAGTGTCCTCGACGGTGAATCAGCTTCTACCGAAAACGAATTCGCATTTACATGTGCAACTGATTACACGGCGTCAGGCGTTGCCGTCTGCACTAACGGTGGTAATCGTGACTGTGGAAATTCGGGGACAAGATATGATACATGTATTGACAGTGGAGCGTCTTGGAACTCACCAACTTGTGTTGCAGATTAAAAAATAAAATAAGAAAATAATACACTATTTATGTACAATTAACAATTTTTAAAATGTATACTGCATTGCTAACCGTGCAATTAATACTCGGAAATTTTGTTGTGGGAAGTTACATTTGGTTAGCTTTTTTTTCTAATATTTCATCCGAAGAACTGGAAGCTTTTTGGGCAGGTCTGTCTCCAACAAATCATAGGACTATTTTCTACTTCTGGTTTGGTTCTATGGTTTTGACAGTGGTTTCTTTTCTCTATATGACTTACATGTTCATTTTTCAATCCGAAGACTGGTTTGTGTTTGATGAAAATTTTGATACGAACCGTGCCTATTTGTTGGCATGTTACGTCGTATTTTTGGTTTCGGCATCGGCTTGGGCTCCTTTAACGTTGTTATCGATTAGAAATGGCGGAAGCTATAAAAATTTGGTGATATTATCGTTATGGGCAACTGCCATTTCGTGTGTTGGATTTGCGGTGTTTATTTTCAATTCGGCTGCAAATACGATTGATTTCACCACGCTAACATTATTGAAAATCGGTGTAGTGATTATCGTATCACATCACGTGTTTTTGGATGCTATCTACTGGAGTTACACATTTAACCCCACCGAAGGCACAGCACTACTTTCAATTGACCACAATTACAAACCACCATTTACTGCAGTCATCGAAGAAAGAAAAAGAGCAGATCTCAGTTTTATATAGTTTTATACTTTTTTTGGAGTTTGTCCAAACAGCCCGATTTCCTCATATGTAGGGAATATATTTACGGAAACACCAAACAAGAAATTCGATGTTTCCGTAAATATATTCCCTACATATGAGGAAATGGAGCCTCTTCGATTTGGTTCCAAAATAGAACATCAAAGTTTTAAGACGCTTCGTGATTTTTTAAAAAATTTTCTGACGACATAAAGGGCAAGTCTTTTTTGGTGCCCACTTCGTAAAACAAGATTGATGAAAAACGTGGGAACATTGCAATTTATACAAACCATTTCCTTCTTTTTCTAAACAAATTGCACATGTTTCTACTAATTCAACTTTATTATAGATCTGAATCTCGAGGGTTTTAGATGTTTGATCGGAACAACATTTATCAACTAAATTAGATATAAGACTATGAACTACGATCACTAAAAATAGAACTACGATCACTGTGAGAATTTTACTCACCAAATCAAAGAGTGCTGCTCCAATAGATTCGATAAAAACGACTCCCGGTTTACTAGAGACCAACATTCTACCAATCATTATATCAAATTGACCGGGGTAGGGGGTAGAAAAAATGATGGGGATAGAGTAGTGCTACTGTATAAAAGTAATATATGTTGTGAATATTCTATATACTATACAATTTGTTTAGGAGCCAGCCACAAAGTTATATAAATCTATATTAGGGTAAAATTTTTTAAAACAAGGAGCGCAATAGTTAGCCAGATTTTGTGATTTTAACGGCTCTAAAATAATGCAGGTAAGTTTACGTCGATTACAGAGACTATTAACACAGTTTCCATTGGGAATTCGACGAGAAGAAAGTCGAGATAAACAAAATACTCTTCTTTTTTGTCTCTCTCTATATTTGGTTAGTTTCCATTTTTTAGTTGTACGTAGTAAAACAATAGTATCCGATAGTTGTAAAAAGGTGGAGACGTGATCAACGATATCGAGAGGTAGGAATTCCATTTTCGATAAATCGAAAGGTTTTATACTATATGTTAGTTAATAAATCCATTTATTTAACTTTCCCCCCCCTTTTTTGATATGTCAAACTATTCTGGAGTTACTTTTCTATAAGTATAAAGGTGTTGTAGGTTCTGCAATAGAATGATTATTCTGGGTATTGATCCGGGAATCAGAAATCTAGGTTGGGCCGTGTATGATACGTCAACAAATGCTTTTCTAAAATTTGGTAAATATGATCTAACAGAAGGGGTTGAGAAAAAACAGAAAACAAAATATGCAGAACTTGTCCAAAAATTTATAAGTGAAAGATCTGACATTTTTGGGAATTTTGATCAAATATGTATAGAGACACAGATGGTAGCCAAGTTCAAAGTCATTGCCACTGCGTTTCAATGTCTTTTATGGGGGAAGAGTCATTTAATTTCACCACGATCGGTCAGGTGCCATTTCAAAATATCTACCGGCAATTATAAAAAAAATAAGAAAGCTTCGATTGATATCATTCCAAAACTACCGATAAGCAATGCAAATATTGAGCTATTTAACTCATACCCATCATCCAAGAAAGATGACGCAGCAGACGCAATGTTGATAGCACTCTATTACGCACAGAAGCAGGAAGAACCACAGAGACCCCGTAAACGTAGAAAAACTTAGCAAAATGCTAAAAATAACAATACTTAAAATCGATATAAAAGTAATAGTTATTAAAAAAAAATGGTTGATTATGTATATTATATACCACAACTAATAGCTTTATTTTGTTTTTTATGGTTTCTAAAGTTATGGTCACGTGTTTGGAAATGGTTCTCATATTTTTGGAAACTTTTTTATGAAAGTATGAAGAATTTGTTTTATTTATCTATAATACTTATTTTTGCCCTAATCCAGCTGGGTCAATACCTCTATTTACAGCTCAAAATTAAGATGGGGCACAGAGACGTTAAGATGGGCCACAGAGACGAGTCAAACACACGGATTATTCGCGATCCAAATTACGTGGCAAAAGTCTCAAACATATAAGTGGTAAAAGATCGCTGAAATGACAGATCAGCATTAATTTCCATAGGGAGGTAAAATTAGTAGCGGTTATACCAAACATCGAGGTCAACATTGAGCCTAACTCAGTTCCAACGATTCCTCCTAAATTAGTTAGACTCATTAATAATGCATATAAGGTGCCTTCCACACCGATTGGACATAATCGCGCACCAAGTACTACAATAGGCATTGTAATAAATTGTCCTGCTAATGTAATTGCGATTCGTTCTACTAACGCAAAGAGATAATCGGGAATGCCCATTTCTCGGTTGACGTGGAACACTAGAATTAAAAGAGTATTTTCTAATATGAATGAGCCTATCAATGAATAACAAAATATTGTCCGTAATTTAACTTGTCGTAGAAATCTTTTGTAAATCCAAGTACCTAAAATAGCGACAATATGTCCCATAACATCGAGTACGCCAAATTCATCGGGGGTAAATTCCAATTCTTTTTGGTAAAAAAAGGTCATGACACTACTATAACTGGGTGTAGTACAGATAAGAAAGAGAAAGAGCGCTGGACGGTAGATCTGAGGCTGTTGAATAGCAGTTAGAAGTTTACCTGTTGTTTGTTTCAAATTTGTGGGAGGTACTATCTCTTCGGGGATGAAAATCGCCAGTAACGCGATACAGCAAGGAATCAGCGAATTGAGATGAAAAACACCAGCAGAACCAAGTTTATCATAGGCTACGGCACCAAAGATGGACGCGAACAAAGCACCACAAAACCGAAACATCCAGCTGTAACTTTGTACAATGCCTTTATTTTTCTCGTTCTCTTTTCTCGCAGCCTCTACTAATAACGAATCAGCCATGACATCGGCAATACACAGACCCAGCGAAGCCGATGTCATCACCAGTGAAACGATTAGTTCATCCTTTTGACAAAAGGGTAGAATAATCCACATTATAGCTGAAAATAAGGCACCCATCATCATGAATGGTTTACGACGGTAGCCATTGATAGGATAGGTGTCAGAAATGAAACCATAGACCGGTTTAAATATCCAAGGGACTGACATTATACCCATCATGGCACTCATTTGTGCTGGAGTAGTAAAATCCATTAAGAAGTAACGTAGACTGATAGCAGGGAAACTAAACGAAATTCCAAGAATAAAATAAAAGGACAGTAATGGTACATTTTGTTTAATAATAGCAAGCTCACCCATATTTGAGAAATAGACAGAAAAGATATACGTATTTCCTACTTATTAATGCTGGATTTTCAGGGTTAGACATATTAACTATTCGGAAATATTTTCAACATCAAAAAGACCATACGAAAAAAAAGTGAATATTGAATACTAAAATATTGGTAGAATAAAAAAAAAATAACTTTTTTACATTAAATTTAATCTATATTTTATTAAAGCTATTTCTCTTTGTAATTGATTATTTTTGTTAACAACTTTGTTGTAGGCAGTTAAAATTGTTTTATTGTTAGAGACTAATTGTTTTTTTGCTTCCATTTCTTGTTGTAATAACTGGTGTACTTCCAAAATATGGGAGGATTTAGCAGAGTTAAGATCGACTTCTTGGGTGTAAAGACTTCGCAATTCCTGAATATGGGGTAACAAAAATGCAATTGCTTCCTCAGCGGATGGTTTGCTATATCGCATCCGTTTGCGGAGATTTTCTTCAATTGTTGAACTACCCACCCTTTTCAATGTTTCTAGATAGCGTTGTTTCTTTTGTTGTGTATTTCCTTCATCTTCTCTCAGTCTTTTTAAATTGTATGGACGACCAATCGGTAAATATGGACGGTCAGGACATAGTCTTTTCAAGACCTGAGTTGAAGAAAAATCATCTCTCGATCTTTTCGACATCTTTGAACACTTAGCGATGTACTATATACCAGTTATCGAAAAAATATAGAAATATGCATAACATATTGACGCGGAGCGCCGACTTTTACATGCGTAGATGTTGTCTGTGCATATATGTTAAATATATATTTATTACCACTAACATAGATAATAGTCCAAAATAAAATGGCTGTTACACTCGATATTGGTTGGTTTTCAGAGGCGTTGATTGGTATGGTAGATGAACATCATACTCCCGCTACATTAATTGTGGAGAAGAATGTAGTTAGTGTTATGACATTTCCTTTTACTCAAAATAGCATTTGTGTCAAATCGGTCACTGTCAACACTTCCCAAAATATGTGTATCTTTATTTCAAATACTATTCGTCAATTTGTTAAACAATGTATCAATATGTTTTCTACAATAACACTTAAATTAGAGAAAAAAGATATTATTATTTCCTGTGAAAATGAAACACAAGCGTTAAAATATAGATTACCAATAATGACGACACCGGTCGTTGACGTTTTAGGTACAGAAGAAGATATTAAGCTTGATTTGGTGGGTAGCGGGTTTCTCCATAGTTGGAAGTTGTTTAAAGAAACTGTTACAATTAGCTGTTTTGCTGGTCAGAAAACAGTTCAAATGGAATGCAATACTACTCTTAAATTGGTAACCTTATTTTCTTGTAAAAATATCCCCAAGAAAGGAGCCAGTTTTACCTGCGAAGCAGATTCTATGAAAATCTTGGATTTCTTATCGCAAAATGAAGATATTTCTGTGGTTTTTATGAGTAATGGTGTCTTTGCAGTACATACTAAACAGGACAAAGTCTTTATCGCCCCCATAGTTGGTAAATAATATACTTATTTCTTTATTTTTTTTTACCTCTCATTTCATTTCAAATATGATTTTAATTATTTGGAGATTAGATGCGAACACTTATTCGTTTGGGTGTTTTAGATCGAGTAGATTTACCTTGACTAGATTTACGTTGAGTAGATTTACCTTGACCTCGTTTAGGCGTTTTATCTGGAATTCCACGGTCTTCCCCGTCTTCCAGTCGTAGATGGTCTTCCAGTTGACGGTCTTCCAGTTGACGGTCTTCCAGTCGACGTTCTTCCAGTTCTAGAAGGGCTTCCAGTCGTAGATTTGTACGATCTTGAAGACGATTATTGTTGTTGCGTTTACCTTTCATCGCGCAATATATTACACCCAAAACGGTCAGCAAGCCGCCAGCAAAGCCAGCACCAACGACGGTAATAGCTGTTTGAGTTACTGTCGTTATAAAATTTTGCAACTTCTCCTTTAGCTCATCTAACAAAGTCAGCTGTGGTTCGCTATCTTTATCCTGTGCTTTTCTCCCCCTGTTAAACGTCGCACCGTCGCGCTCTTTCTTTAAAGAGTCAAATTCATCCAAAAGATACCGAGATGTCTCATCAAGAAGACCTCTAATATCATCTGCCATCTCGAAAATATCATCCACCCTATTTTCCATATTTTCCCGTAATAGTCTTTGTAAAAGAAAATGGTTGTCGTTTGGAAAATCATATAAAAGCCAGTGCTGCAATACAATTTTCGATTCTTCGATTGTTGGATTCGTATATTGTAGACCATGTGCTTTTGTCCTCTCTGGCCCGTCTTTGTGCAGCTTCATGAGAATTTCTTGGGAATTAGCAGCCAAATATAACGCAGCTACTTTTCTAATATTTCCTTGTGCAGAGCCCTTGAGAATATCTTTCATATGCTTTCCTATTACACCCCGCATTTTTTCGAGCAATTGATCCTTTGTAACTTTGCCATCTTTTGTATCTTCGTCGTAACTAAAAAACGGAAGATCTAAGAGAAATGTCTTGGTTTCTTGTTTCACATAATTAGTTGCCCTTTTCACTATCTCTTTTCTGTCAGGCTCTGTTAGACCAGCTAGTTGATCCGATAATTGAATCACCGTAGTTTTTATAATGTCATCTACTGGTTGATTATACTCAACTCGGTTTAAAAATTCCGGATTAATTCTTAAAGAGTCCAACGTGACTTCTGTAAGAGGTATTATCTGAACTAGATTATAAGTATCTTTCCTAAATTTATCCTTTCCAAAAAGCCCTTGAAGTAAGCCTTTATATCTGTTTTGTTCTTTGCGATGATACTCCCTTATATCTTCTGGTGATACTTTATGACTGTATATGTACGTATGCAGCAATCGACTCTGCATCGATCGATCCTCTGCTAATTGACGCTCTACTGATCCAGCAAGTCGTTGTCTAGCTTGAATTAATTGCTCGTGGATCTCTTGCTTTTGGTCAAGTGATACTGTGTAGGAACTCGATGGCATATCAGTAGGCGGACAACTCGATGGCGGATCGTGGTAAAGAGGTGTACCAGAAGGTGTACCAGAAGGCGAACACCCTTTTCCAAGACAAAGTGTCGATGGCGGTTGTACAGTAATGGTAGGTGTACCAGAAGGCGGACACCGTTCTCCAATACAAATATTACCAGAAGGTGTTGTTCCTCCCTCTGCGGCAATCAATGCAAGTAACGCCATGATAATCTGCAACAGTGTCTTTCCACCCCAACCGCCGGGTTCAGCTCTTTGAAAGTCAAACTTTGGTTCTGCTCTTTGAAAAACACCGGCTATATGTTTGGCGAGTAACTGTGGGTGAGACTGTTTAAGTTCTGGTTCTAACTTATGATAGATCTTCATAAGTTTTTCAATTAACTCCTTTTCAGACATTTTCATTATTTCTCGTTTGGTAGGTAATACTAGTGTTGAAAACATTTTAAATTATTCTTTAGTTTTATATATAGTATCATTTTTCAGTTTTATTTTAATTATGATATATCTGATCGTACGCTGTCAAAATCTTATAATCGACATGACTCAAATAATGTTGTGTTCCTTTTTGTGTAATAGCGATATAAAAAGAACCGTGACTTGGTACTGCTGCAGACTGTTCTGCGGCAACACGTAATTCGGCAATCTTGTTACCGTTTGAATCGGGGTTGGTTGCAATTAAGCGAGTCAATGTCTCTGAAGATAATGCCATACATGTTGTATTTGAATGTTTGCCTGGTCTATTAAAATTAACTCTCAAGGTAAGATCGGCTGATCTCAAAGTTTCGATGATATTCTCAATACTCATTGAGGTACCATACGTTTCGGTTGTTTGGTAAAGTGTTGTACTTGCACTGGTGACTTGTCTTGTTTCATTATAGTCAAAAATATCTTTGCCGTTTTTTCTTAACTGTTGTAGAACTGTTCCCTGTTCCTCTACTCTGTTCTTCTGATATTTGTTAGACCCTACCGGTTGCATAGTTGCTTCAATTACAATATGGTGGTGAGTTGTCGGTACTATTACTGATGTAATCTCTTGAATAGGAGAAGGTGCTCGAAACGCCAATCGTGACATTTTTGTTATGTATTGAGGGATGATTATATAGTGTGTTTTTTTTAACATCTAATAAACTTCTTAAAAAAATAATAACCCCGTCCGGGGCAGCGAAGCAGACTTTTCTATTTTGTTGTGTTGTGAAAAGTTGTTTTTCTTACAAAAATAGGCCAAAATTAATGAGAGTTCAAACAAACAGAGCGATGGCAGAGATATCCCCATTTTTGATAACTGATCTGCTCTCATTCTCTCTATAATAATAATATAACTAATACAAATAGAGAAAAGAAGAAAAAATTGTCGCCATCTGTTCATGGATTTAGGCCCACAACATGTTTTGGTTTCCATTTTTTCTGTTTCTGCGTAAAGAGTTAACCCCGCTAAAATAATAAAATGCCACCAAAACATAGTTATAAAAATTTTACGCCATTCTTTATCGTCTTCATCCACTAAATCATATAACATCACCGATAAATAGAGCCAGAAGACCCCTAAAAAAAGGTCATGGACTAGATAAACTGACATTATGTTGCGATAACGAAGGATAGCGGGTGTTGATTGTGCGGCTGCACACTGTAACAGGCTAATTACACGTGGTATTAATGCTACAAACCAACAAAGACAGACTACAACCCAATAGGCGGAGATTAGTTGAACCTGATTTGCAAAGTCCTCTTTCAAGAAAAAGGTAACACAGAGAGAGACCATCGCAAAGATGCCAGTTATTAATCTTAGATTCAATGTATATATTTTAATTAGTTTGGGGTTTTGGAAACAGCTTAGATTACAACAGGGTGTTGTTTTCATCTTTTGTAGACCTTCTTGGATATCAGCAGAAGTCATATAAGTGTCATTATCATATTTGGTTAGGGCTATAGTGGCAACCAGAACAGAGACAAACCACAGGGTGACATCAGCATTAAACCAAAAGAAACCACTTAACATGCTTGATAGCACGAATATTTCTAACATCTCTATTACAAATATTGATTATTTAAATAGGCTATAATTATTACATAAACATGTTCTCGGAATCCCCAGTTGAAAACGAACTACCACGCACTTCTTTTGTAGTGTCCAGTGATACTTATTCTGATTACTGGCGAAATAGCTTGTTGGTATCACCAACACGTCAAAACTGGGAGCAAGACTCTAATGTACAACGGTGGTTAGAAGCAAGATATAGTGCTTCAAGGGGCAATAATGATTTAAAGGATTCTGTCGCTATTTGGTTACAAACGACAGAAATAGGCACATGGGGGATAGATGAAAATTTGCCTAATAATTGTGAACAGGCTATTCAATATATCAAATCTTCGAAGCCAACTAATACTTGGAGTTGGCACTTGGATGAAACTTTAAATGAAAAAAAAAGAACAGTGTCAACAGAAATGTATGTACATTGGTGGTGTTATTGTCGAGAATATGTACATAATAACAATGGACAGCGTTATATCTATCCAACATTAAATTACTTAGATCATTATATTAGATCTCATTTGGATAGATCACTTTTTTCTGCAGAAATGCAAGTACTCATACTATTGTCAGGTTGGTTGGTCACTCTAAATAATGATCGATTAATACATTTAGACGCAGATGAATCTCCGGGAGTTCCGAGAATACAAACAGATCGCAATGGCCGTGTTCGCATTGGGTTTGTGGAAGATCAGGGTTGGAAAACAGGTACCAGAGATGCCACAGGTCAGTACATTATGAAACAGGGAGAGTTACTTAGTCAAGAACGTGGAGGAAGTGCGGACTATTGGTATAAAAGCACTGTTGATATTGATTGGTATACAGAGAGATAGTCTTGGGTAGTGTAGAACTGATAGAAGGTACTTTTTTATTTGTATTTCTACAATTTAATTGTTTTGTCGATGGGAAACATTTTCGCATCTAAGCGTCCCAGCTGAGCTCGTTGTGCGTCCATTTCTTGCAGTAACCTGGCAAACAAAGGATCCAATACGACACCGTTAATTCTAGTTTCGGCTTCTTCGGTAAAATCTGCTTCAGACGTTGTCATTTGGAAAATAAGCGCAGCTAAAGCACCACCCACAAGCGGGCCCAAAAAATATAATCCTGCGTCTTCTGTTACCCCGTGAATCAATGGCAATGCCAATCCCACCGCAGGGTTGTAAGCTCCACCAGAAATTGATCCTCCAGCAATTGCACCAAAAGTTACAGTAAGACCAATCGCAAGACCATAGAAAGAGTTACTTCCAGTTCCTTTGGATGTAGCAGTGTTGAGGACGACAAGTGCCAAGGCTAATGTAAAGAGCAATTCTATATAAAAAGCGGCCAACCAACTAACATTTGCATCAGGTGAGGGGTACCCAGAGATACACGATCTATCCAAGATGATGACGTCGTCGGCGTCCTTGCACCAATCTTCAATAACAAGTTTTTGGATAAATGCTGCTAAGAAACCACCTGCCATTTGAGCAATGACATACGCAAGAGCCGTTACCATGGGGAGTTTTCCACGAAGAAAGATAGCAAGACTGACGGCAGGGTTGAAATTTGCACCACTTATATGCCCCAGGGCAAACACCATGCACCCGAGGGAAAGACCAATGCCCAATGCAGCCATGTCAGCACCGACCCCGACACTTAAAGCTACTGTTGAGCACAAGAAAAACGTACCTATGAATTCACATGCACATTTTTGGATTAACCCCGGCGTGTTGGACTTGGGTTCCTTTGCTTTTAATAAAGATGACGTTTTAGCTTCTGTTGGTTGGAAATTAAATTGTACAGTATGATGTCTACCCATTTGTTTGTTTATGGTTACACAGTTATATACTACAAAATTATTGAAAATAGTTGTAGAGAAATATTATGAAAAACACCCCAAAACAACAAACTCATTTGATGAGTTTGAAACATGGAAGCAAATAGCAAATTATTTGCTGTAGGGAAATATGCACCAAAGGAAAAAGATGTAGATTATAAAAAGATTATAAAGTATGATTTGCTTTAGTAAGTGTTATAGTAGAATCTAATAAATGTAAAGCAAGCATAAATCCCGAGAGACAGCCGGTAAAAAATAGAATACTTAATAGTAAGATAACCCGCATCTCATTGTGTGCATTACAAAGAATCATGAGTGCACACAAGACTACATAGGCAGAGATACCTACACTGGATAAGATATTTTCAGCCATAAATACATCTTTAAAAGTTCCATCGGATAAAACCATAGCAAGCACAACACCAATAGCTAAAAAACACATGATCACAAGCCAATATATTTTGGTGATAAATGACTGAAGTTCTCGTAATTTCATTAATTCATAAATACTATCTGTTTTACCTTTACAAGCTTCAATATCGTTATCTAATAAATTATCCTCATCGCCTTTAGCAGTGTTGGCTCGACGTGACATTTTATTTTCTTTGATATTACTTATATATCTATTTTTCCATTACATTCGGATTTGTTATTTTTTTTTTTGGTTTGTCAAGGTGGCGTTGGTTTCTCGTTGTGGTTTTTGTTCGGGCATTTTTTGGTGTGGTAATGCGTGACCGGATTGGGTATGATGTACCATAGTATCCCAATTTATAATACCTCTCTCATAATGACTGTAAAGACCATCCATATCCACAAAGGGAGAAAGTGGGAAAGTAATCTCAACCTGAAGTTTCTTTTTTAAAGCATAAACCTCAGCTATTGTATCGGATCCCTTCTTACGTTTTCTTTTGCCGAGTGCCGTTAAGACTTTGGCAGACATCTCTTCAGCGTAGATTAAACTAAAGATCTGTTGACATGCCGCTTGGATACCATGTTTCCAGGACATTATTGTTTTTTGGAAAATATCATGCGAACCTTCAGAATCAGATTTATGGGGAGTATCGGACATAAATAAAGCTCGTGGAACTCCAAAAACTCCGCAAATAATATCTTCTTGCATTTTAAGTTGCGCAACTAAATCAGAACGTCCTGTCTGTGAGGGTAAATTGACTAATTTCTGGCCAAGTGGTAAGGCTACTACATTATCAAGTACATTACCACCAGAAGAAATACCACCTTGATTACCGAAAAAATTATCATACATCTGCTGTTGATGAGCTAACTGTTCCACATTTGAACGGTTTCTTTGGAATTTATTACGAACACTGTCATCCTGCATGTCACCGTCGGCATAATAATCATATTGGATACCTTCAATATTATCAGATTTGAGATCAACCGACTCAGTAAGGATGATTGGATTGGCACGGGATTGTTCCATAGAAACGGAAGTTCCCATTAGTGCATTCATATAACGAACTGTTGGTAATAGATTACAAACAATGGAACAAAGACGACCCTTTGAAGTAGGCGAATAACCAAAACTGTCCAAGACCACAGTATCGGGAATAATGTTATTCTCATGGTCTTTTACAAAGTATTCACGAATTCCTAGTTCATATTTGAAATAGATATTGACAGCTGTTGCTTCGACCACTATTGGGACACAGAGGTCGTCAGCCATTGTTACTAGACGTACAACAGCAAAACCTTGGGATAAGACAGCGTCAAGTAAGTCTTTACAGAATGGTAACCAGAAGTCATTCATTATTTCCTGCATATGTACATCAGCTGAAACCTTACCAGGTCGATCGTTGAATGTAATACCATTAGAGAACAATTGTTGTTGAATTATATTGCGACAGGTGTTGATAGTGGGGGTTTGACGAAGAAAAAGAGTACCGTTTTGTAGATCTTGACGATTTAAAAGTATAGCAGATTCCATTTTAAGAGTAAGGGTTTATCTTTATATACTAAAAATGCAAGGTTACCTTATTCCCATTTAGATTGGATAACATCGATAGCATGTAAAATTGTACAGGCGTTTTGAGCAGTTCGAATCACTTTGGTTTGTTGTTGGAATTGTTCAGCGTCGATATATTTAAGAGAAAAAGGATATTGTCTTATTACTGTCTTAGAAACCTCGCCATAGGATTCCTTACAACGTACCGTTTTGGTATTAGAAGAAGTGGAGACAACTATTCTAGCGTTAATCATAGATTGGATGTTAGAGATAGGAGTACACAAATAGATATAGTTTTCAGTCATACGGACATTGTCCGACTGAATATTCTTATTAGTTAAAACCATGTAGTTTTCATGCTGACAGACATCAGATAATAAACCATTAATATGACGGATAGAGACACGCCAATATACATTGTCAATAGTGGCACTGTTTACGAAATCAGATTGTGGCAATAACATGTCAGCAATAGTAGGACTGACAAAGACGACAGGAGTGGTATCTCGTAGAAACAAAATCAGAAACAATAATAGTAGGCATAGTAGGCAACCGTAGAAGCCAAAAGAATAGGGAGATGAAGACTGATCCCGAAAAGGATTAGTTCGACGGGGTCGACAAAGAAACATGTTTCTTTACAAAACAATACTATATATACTGCATCGACAAAATTAATTACAGTGGATGTCAAAATATAATATTACAAATGGGAAAAAAAAGGCGATTCTTAAACTATTATTAAATTTACAAACGATACAAGAAGAAAGGTCAGAAAAAAAGAATTGGGGAGAATATACAGTTGGAGATAGTCCCCAAACCAAACAGGATAAGATTGACCTCGAACAGGATAAGATTGACGTCAAACAGGATAAGATTGACCTCGAACAGGATAAGATTGACCTCGAACAGGATAAGATTGGCGTCAAACATGATAAGATCAGAGATGATGGAAAGTACTATTACAATATCAGAACCAAACAAATAAAATACGAAAGACCGGAGATAATGAAAACAACATATCAAGAATACGAATATATAGAGATGATTGCAAAAACACAAATTCTAAGTTTTATTGAAAACTTAAATTTTGATGAGTTAAAAGTTATATCGAAAGATATTCAAAAAGAAATTGACAGAAGGATAAAAAATCAAAAAAAGCTTTTCACGCCATTCTCAATTGAAATTGACAAAGAAGATGAGGAAAATTTTGAAACACTATTAAAAACACAATTAGAAACACTATTAAAAACACAATTAGAAACACGAAGAAAAATTAAGGCCAATGATTCAAGGAAAGAAAAAGAAGAAAAAGAAGAAAAACCGAAAAAAGAAGAACCACCAACTATATATTTTCAAAAATCAAATAAAATAATTGGAATAAATCGGGAATTAAAACCGGGTGAGGTATGGGAATCACTTGGAAACGGTATGTTTGGTGGAAAAAAATGGGAGAAAGTGTTTACCAAACAAGTTTCAGATGTCACTGCCGAAAAGGTTATGGTCAATGAGGGGCATATTCGTCTAAGGAACGAGGATGCCATTTCAAATGACAAGAATGCCATTTCAAATGAACTTAATATTGATAGAGAAATTAGACGTAATTTACAGATAGTGCAACAGAAAATATATAAACTTGATACACAGAAAAATGATGGGAAAAAGAGATTAGAAGATATTCAGAAAACAATTTGGGAAGAAATGCAAAGAATATTGAAACCAGGTACCCAAATAAAGTTAGGTAAAGGAACAGAGGGGGATATCTCAAAGAAGGTGGCCAAATTACTTGGAGATACACATTGGAATTTGTTTAGACCACGTCTAGAAGAGGAGTTGTCAGAACAGGAGTTATTACAGTTGAAGCGGATGATTAATTACGTTAATCCAGAATTACTTATTGATAAAGACGAACAGACACAAGATATATTAAAAATTAAGAAAGGATTTCAAATATCAAGTTCAGGAGTTGCACGAGCAGCTACACAACAGTATACACTACCGCATACATCTGGACAAAATGAAACAAAAGAAAGAGGTATGGGTACAGCTAGAGTAGTACTTCTTGAAGCACCCAATACACAGGGACGTCTGGAAATTGGGCGTCGGGAACAAGAACAAGAACAGGAACGTCTGGAGCGTCTTCGTCAGAAGCGTCTGGAACAAGAACAAGAACAGGAACGTCTGGAGCGTCTTCGTCAGAAGCGTCTGGAACAAGAACAAGAACTGGAACGTCAGGAGCGTCTTCGTCAGAAGCGTCTGGAACTTGAGGAACAGGAACATCGGGAACAAGAACAGGAAACACTAGAACGTCGGGATCGGCGTCAGACAATATTTGATTCTAAATTAAATGAGGCAGGTCTAACACTAGGTATGTCCTTTCCTTACTTTGACTTAGATGACAACAAATTTGTAGAAGAGGTTCAAATAATTGGGAAGGAGTACGATGAGAAAGAACAAAAGTGGAAACTTAAATTAAGTTTGGATACAGATTTTGATATATTCGAAGACATTGATTACGTTATCGCTGGTTTTTTGGAGGGTAGAACAAGAAAACAGAAACTGGAGTTATTTAACTCTGAATTCAAACGAGCAAATCTGAAACTAAATGAACCCTTTCCTTACTATGACACTTATCAATTAGGATTTCAAAAAAATGTCGAATTGACAGAGAAGTACTACAGTAGCACAGAACGAAAGTGGAAGCTTGTTTTAACATTTTATAATGAAGAAGGCTATATTATTGAAAAATACGAAGCGGTAGTAGAAGACATTGCTAATGTTATTGAAGGAAAAAAGAAGGGTAGTGAAATAGAGCAAAAAAAAGAGGAGTTTCTGGAGGAGGTCTATGAAAATGATCTTCAGATAGGTGCTAAAGTTTCTTTTGACGTCGAAAATGAAACACTAGAGGGAAAAGTTGATGGATTCGTATGGGACGAAGAAAAATGGAAACTAAGATTAGTTGATGACGTTAATAATCCGGTAGAGTATAAAACAACAATTGAAAGAATATTGGAGATGAGAAAGGACATAGAGGAGCGTCTGAAACAAGAACAGGAACAAGAACAGGAACGTCAGGAAAGGGACATTCAGCGTCAGGCACGCGAAGAGGCATTTGATTCTAAATTAAAGAAAGCAGGTCTAACAATAGACGATACGGAATATGATGAGCCCTTTCCTGATGAGCCCTTTCCTTACTTTGACTCTTATTACGACAAATTTGAAAAAGAGGTTCGAATAACTGGGAAGGAGTACAATGAAAAAGAACAAAAGTGGAAGCTTGTTTTAACATTTTATGGTGAAAAAGAGAATGTGGAGGTAGTAGAAGACATTGCTGTGGTTATTGCAGGAAAAGAGAAGGGTAGTGAAATGGCGCCTTCAGCCCCACCAGCGGACGATGAGGAAGATCTCTTTGATCAGAACAACGAATGGGACAATGAGGATGATGATGATGATTATGTGTCTTCAAATGTTGGAGAGGATCATGATGGAGAGGATCTCTTTGGTTGGGACGACAATGGCGATTCTGTTAAATATGTGGGTGAAGAAACACTCGACACTCGATTGGATCAAGGTGCAAAAGATGCAATTGATTTGACAGGTAAAGATCTCGACGCCTGGGATGACGATGACGATGGAGTTCTCGGCGCCTGGGATGGGCAAACACGTGACGATTTCTTGGATCAAATTTCAAAAGATGCAATTGAGTTGAGTAGTGATGACGATGAAGCAACTGATGATTCTGAGGTTGAAATACAGGAACAGGATCAGGACGACTTGGAGTCTCGGTATCCCTGGGACGATGAGCTGTCGTTAAATGGGGACGATGAACCGGAATATAAGGAACAGGACGGGGACGATAGTATTTTGTCATTGTCAGATAATGATTCTGAGGTTGAAATTGTTGATGAACGAAAACGTGAAGACGAACTTAGAAGAGGTGCAGCAACTGCAATTATATTGAGTGATGATGAAGAGGTTGAAATTGTTGATGATGCGTTGCCCGATGGTGTGTCGTCAAGAAATGCAGTTGATTTGACAGGTGAAGGTCAAGGATTACAAGCATTAACTTTCGGTTTACCAGGATATAACACGAAAATTATCAGGTATATCGGTAAAGTACCAAGATTCCAGGGTGAGACAGGTAAAATAAATTATATGAAAAAACGATCAAGAAAACCATTTATACAGTGGTACGCATCCCCCGAGATTCCTGGTTTAAAATACTCGGGTCGAGTAATTAGAATTCATTTCAAGGTTACATGGGATAATGCTCAACTCCGAGAAAGTGACCAAAGCCAATTTAATAGAGAAGAGTTTGATTATCTTATGGCAAACCTCTCGGAAGAAATGTTAGAACTTAAAGCAGGTTCTGAAGCGCGATCCTCTCGTAAGAGCAGACTTATTCCAATTGACGAATTGAATTTTCAAAAAGAGATGTATAATAAAGACACGTCAACATTGGTTGTTGCAGAAGCTTCTGCAAGTAAACCGTCTCCTGTCTCAATCCCTTCTGGGGAATTATCGGCAATGTTAGCTGAGCTATCTTCAATGGATAATACTGAATCTGAATATGCCTCTGAATCTGAAGTGGAAGAGCCCTTAGAAACAGGCTGGAAATCGGATGATTTTGCCTCCTCTGATTTTGCCTCTGAATCTGGAGATAACTCCTCCGAGCTGAGTAACTGAGTTAACCACATAGTAATTGTAGAAAAGACATATAAATAGACTAAAATTACATATTAAAATGAGCCATCAAATAATGTTGTGTTTTGTAAGAAGTGATTCTGATATTTTGCAATCATCTTGGTTAAACCGTGCTGCCTCTAGTCTTGCCTCAAATGAGGATGGTTCCGCACCATTTATTCATAGTGAACTTCTTTTTTGTCCACCGGGTGCTTCCACTGGAACAGACAGCGTAGCTGGACTTGCGTGTAGTATAGTCTACGGTGGTGCTGTTCATTTGGAAACGAAACGCTTTTCTCGAAAAGAATGGTTTTTCAGGTCGATGAAATGTAGTCAAGGTCAATATAATTCAATGATGGATTTCTGTAAATCGGTCAAGGGCAACGGTTTCAATCATATGGGGTATTTTTTATATTGGTCTCCGATCTCTCCATCACCAATGTCTTACACATACTTGGGAATGTCCCCGCGTTATTTCTGTAGTGAGGTAGTTATTGCTGCTTTGAAATCCGGTGCTATTCTCGACGAAACTGTCGAAACTTCAATGCATCCAAATGATCTATACAAACTAGTAAAAAATTCAAGCATGGCCAACTGTGCTCGGGATATTAATAGACTAACATTAAGTTTTGTATAAAAAAACCAGCTAATAATTTCTTTTTGTTATTATTTTTTTTTTAATGTATTATATTATCTTTTGTCTCTGCATGTACACGTGCCAATGTTATAACACCAAAAATCGCTGTACCGATACCTAATAGAAAAAACGCCCACTTAGACATCGAAAGTGAATCATTATTATCATAAACAACTATACCGCAAATAATTGTAAAAAGACACCAGGTTGATTGATATACAATAATACAATAGTAGGCTGCAAATTTTTTCAAACCCTTATTTAACCAAACTATATGAACCACAATAGATGCAATACACAGACAAACAGCAGCTACTAGACAGTCTCCTCTAACTGTTAATTTGCCTTTCTCTATCATTTCTGTTACGGCGAATGCTATATATTTGCCCATACAGACGTTTTGTGCCCCTAACCCGCCCGCTATGAGAGGAAACCCCACTTGTTCAAGCCACAACGGTAATGACTGTGAATAATCAAGAAAAATGGAACTGAATATGAAGAACATCCAATTAAAAACAATGAAAAGGCCAGATTTCCACCGATCTAACAACTGTGGAGGTGTTTGTTCAGAAAAATTCTCGGAAGATGAAACGAGTGCGATACTACATCCAATAAAAACAAAGGATATTGGCAGTAATTCGCTCATTTTAGGACTTTCGAACAAAACTATGCGTGTTACCATCAGATTTATAACAATCGATAAAGTGGCAAATATACCCACTACAGAGGTCGGTAAAAACGCCAAAGCAACAAAATCAAGGACACTGGCGCTGGCGCTGAGTATTAGAGCTATCAGAAACATCGGCCGTGAACAGACATTGGTGGTTAATGCAATTGGACGTTTTTGAAGACATGTTCTTGGGTCATAATACAAAGTCTGACTTTGTGCTAATTTTTGGAAATTCATCGATAATGAAGAGGAAACTGCAGCAAGTATCAATAATGTAAACCCAGCAATAGCAGTTAGAATCATTTATATCTATTCTAATTGGTATTAAATACAAATTATAAAAAAGTAATTAAATCCCGTCGAATTTGTACATAATAAATGTAATAATAACTTTATTCAAATTTTTTATAAAAAAAATCGGGACACAGTTCAAAAAAAACTTAGCGAAAAACTTGAATACTTTTTTTGGAGTTTGTCAAAACACCCGGATTTCCTCATATGTAGGGAATATATTTACGGAAACATCGAATTTCTCGTTTGGTGTTTCGGTAAATATATTCTCTACATATGAGGAAATGGAGCCTATTCGATTTGGAAAACAAAGTTTTTAGAAAAAAAAAAATCGGGACACAGTTCAAAAAAAACTTAGCGAAAAACTTGAATACTTTTTTTGGAGTTTGTCAAAACACCCGGATTTCCTCATATGTAGAGAATATATTTACGGAAACATCGAATTTCTCGTTTGGTGTTTCGGTAAATATATTCCCTACATATGAGGAAATCGACCTCTTTTCATTTTGTTCAAAAAAAGAACGTCAAAGTTTTTAGAAAAAAAAATTTCTTTAAATATATTCTAACCTTATTTTTTTTATATTCAATTGTATGAGTATAAAAGCACAGCAAAAAACTTCAAACCCCACGTCTCCCACAAAATGGAATACTACAGTGATGCCAGTTATGATTCTGATTCTGATTCTGAAGAAGAAGAAGAAGAACTATACACACCAAGAGAGCTGGACTATATGGAACTAGAAAAATTATTAGATTCGAGAGGCCCACCTGAGTTTATTGCCTATTGTGCCACTATCGGTGTAGTTACTTTGCGTTGGGCAGTTGTTGATACTGCAAAAAAGAAAATTGAAAATGTGTTGGATCCTCTTGCTATACATAGCTGGAACAATTTTTTTAGAAAGAAACCGATTGATAAAAAGTCATTCTTTAGTGCAGAAGATTTTAATTCTCTTGGTGAGTTTGCATTGCAATTGGCAGTAGCTTGTAATTTTAACAATCCTACTCAAGCACATATTCGAAACATTATGTTAAACTTGCTCAGTTATGGTAATTTTAAATATCCTAAAAATTGATAAGTTCAACACATATATTTTTTTAATTTTCTAATTATAAATAGAAGAGTAACTTGAAAAACATGGCTTCTAGTTTAGCTAAAATGATTGCAGAAAACCTTATAGTAAGAGCCTCGTTGTATTACCCGGCTTATTCCTCCTCTGTATTTGTCTATAATAATCAGCCTTTTTTTTTAAATATTGTTCAAAGTCCCAGTGATAGAAAACCAATATTAAAATTATATTCTAATAGTCAGACTGACTATTATCTTTATAGTCCTAGTCGACATACTAAAGCAATTGTCAAAAACGACACTTTAGTAGGAGCACTAGGTGGTAATATGAGATGTCAACAAAAATTAGAACAAATAGTAGAAACGATAATAACTAGTTATTAATTATTCATTTATTCACTATCACTATCAGAGGATTCTTCTAAACCGGTAGGTAACCATTCTTCATCCTTTTCTTCGTCCTCTTCTGTATCTGCTTCTGAAAAAACATGGATCCAATCTTCTTTTTGCCAATTATTTTTTTGGGCTATGGTTGACAGTTTTTGCCAATTTTCGGGATCTTGACCAATATTGATAATAGGACATTGTACTGTGTTGAGGATTGGGTGTAATGCTGTTTGAGAGATCGTCACTATTACTGGTTTATTTTTGCTATTGACTATGATTATTTCACAGGTTTTTAATTTAGAACTAACACGTTCTATTGCAATAAAATAAAGATCAGCATATATTGTATCAACTATTTTCACATTATTATTGTCATCAAATAAGAAATTGATTTGTTTTGTACCGATTGTTCCAGATGTTCCAGACATTTCATTTGGGAAATAGCTTAGATATAATCATTTCTGATCGTGTTATACTGGATTTTTATGACGCGCCGGGTACAATCTCAAACTTATATTAACACGTATTCGCATTGCCTCCGCCCGAGGCGCATCCACAGCAATTTGTTTCTGCTAAAATGTCTACATTTGCTGCATCAATGTCCAAAGTAGTTGTTTTCGTGATATCGCCCCATGAATTACCCGCAGAAATGGCATCTATTCCTGTGCGCAATTCTAACAAAGTGGGATTAGTAGAGACAATATTGCTTCCAGAGGTCAAATCGTACATTAATCCTGGCTGATCGTTGCGGGAAGAAGATGAAAAGAAAGAACCCGTCGCAAAAACCCAGTCGTTTTCATTCGCGGCGTTTGTTTGAGTAAAGGCACATAACCCAGAGGGTATCCAAGAAGTTCTTCCACCAGCTGATGCACAGCGATCAGGATATATTTCATTTGTGCAGAAATAACGATGTCTGTTAATACTATTGCTGTCGAGACAATTACCAGTGGCCGAATTGCCATTAGCAAACGTCGTACAGGTACACGTGCCTTGTTTCCGTACCAATCTACCAAAATAAACATATAATCCATTGTATAATGCAGTTGTACTTACTAAATAATTTTCCACGGGGTCAAATGACGATTGTAGTTCATAGAGACCGTCATATACTATGGGTGAAGTAGGTGTACTGCCAATTACTCTAATTCTTTCTTCGTCCGAACATAAACTATCACGGTAATCCACACAAGTCCTGCTTTGACTATCAGACCACGCATTTCCACTGGCCAACAAATCTGTACATAGTTCACAGCAAACACTGGTTGCCATTGTACAATCATCTAAATCAGTACAAAGGGTATTGGAAGAACCACAGTAACACTCGGCACCGTTTGCACCTTCACTACACACTTTTTTGCATGTTGAATCCGCCCCATTTTTGCATTGTTCCAATGCGTAAGTAACGCTGGCATAACTGACGCCAGAAGTTTCACACAATATTCGTAAAGCCCGTTTCTCGTCAGAATCGTTGGATTCAGCATAGCCCGAGACCATTTTGTTGCCATGCACTGTAAATGTATCAACAGCGTTCGCATTTTTCAAGTGACCGACTAAATTTCGGTGGGAAGCTTGAAACATTTGTATTGAACCGTCGTCGTTTTCATGAAGAATTTCTGATGTCACAACTTGTAGAAATATTAAAATAAAATATAGCATTGTAATTTAATAATTTATACTATTTATATATGTTCTTTTGTCGAATATACCTATGTTTTTTAAATTATTATTTTTTGTAACAATACCATTTACACTCTCATTCGATTTGACACAAGAAAAAAATGGAGACGTTCATCTCTTCAAATTGGGAAATGCTAATTCGGCTGACAAATTTATAGTGAACGGTAATGAATTGGTCACTGGGTACTTAGAAAGTACCGATAGTGATGATAAGAGGGCTCTACGAATACTCGCAATGAGTCTTGGTTACGATTTTACGGCATTAGCGAACGGTGTATCCGCTTGTAAAGACAATGACGCCAGTACGTGCCTAAAATTATGTTCTTCTGGTGTGAATACGGCACCGTGCTACTGTGGAGAGAGTGCAACGGGGTGTAGCGCAGGGCAAACCTGTACCATATCGAGTAGTTCTTGCAGTTAATATAAAAAGAGTATTCATTTTGACTATATTGTCTAAATTATGTGTATTTGTCGAAGGCGGAAGTGATGGTATATAAAGCGATTCTATATTTTGGAATGAGTCAAGGCAAATCACGATTGGATCAAAATTTTTTATTTGATAATGTCAGTCAATTTTTTGGTTCTCAATTGTTTACGGGAGATAAATCGTTACAAGAACTACATACCCGACCATGGTGGGAATGGTTGTACATTGCGGGTTTTAATGGCTATAATATAGATCAATATATTTCAGATTCCAATGATTCGTCGGAACATTTAAAATTTAAGATTGGAATTACCATGAACAAACAACAGCGTTTCGATCAGCTATCTTTATCAAGCCAAAGCACTGGCAAGAAACAATATTCCGCATGTATTATTTATGCATGGTCAATACCAAAAGCAGAAATGTTTGAAACAAGAATCAAACAGTTTTTAAAGGCATTCATCATGCCAGATGCTATAGAGAATGTCAAAGGAAAAACTGAAATTACTTGGGGAATCAAACTCATTCCCCTCATCAAAATCATGCAACTATGTATTTCCGAGGTATGTTTAAGGGAACAATATATACGCGAGGCTTCAAATTTTTATCGGCTATTACACAGTAGGATGGAGCAACCCCCTGATATTTTGATTGAAAATGGTCAAAGAATGTATGGGCAAGAGCAAGGTATTCGCCCGTCGCCATTTAATATTGGGAAAGAATTTCAACTCATTCAAAAATGGAGTCAAAAACCCATAGTGACTTATCCAAAGGGATTTAACTCGCAAGGAGGACGATCCAAATTTATACAATATATATTGGGTACCACCCCTGACTATCGAAAGCCAAACTTAAAATTTCCAGAAATGGGTGATTTAAATAATATGGTCTATACTACTGACATTGCTGAGGCAAATATGCCGTGGGCCAAGTCTATATTCCACACTGGGGATGTTGTATATGCACCGTGGAGACATAAAAGCGAGAAATCGAAAAAAAAATATTGGCCTTGTCAAATCCAAGGATATGGTATTGGGAGATATCGTGGATATTACCTGGTGTATTGGTTGGCTTATCGAAGCGCTTTGTTGCAGAAAAAAAAGAAAGATATTCAACTCATAATTCCGATTAAGGAAAACGGCTCCTATAAACCACATTTGTCTCAAATAACAGGCGGGCCTACATATCAATTTCTTAAAGAAGTAACAACATTGTACGCATTGTTCAATCGTACATGGATTAAAAAGCTTGACATTGACACCGATGATTTCCCAACTGCCTCAGAACGATCTGTAAATATAAATTCAGATGTGTCCGAGGATTCAGATGATGATGTGTCCGAGGATTCAGATGATAATGTGTCCGAGGATGTGGGAAATGTGACACGTGGAAAGCGGAAAACACGTGGACGCAAGCGGAAAACACGCGGACGCAAACGGAAAAGTAAATTTGTACAACAACAACAGTTGCTTGCACAATGGGGCAACAGGTGGCTTCCTGTTACGATTGTGGACGTATTGCCCGACAACAATTACAATGTACATTGGACAAATTCCGATGAAATAACTTCGGTTCGCGAAGATGAATTAAAACCTCGGGGATGAGTGCGGGCTCGTATTTATGTTTTTTTCTGGCGCTCCGCGTCAGGCCGACCATTCAACACGACTCATATTCAATGCAACAAAATAATATACTATAAACAGACCGTTTTTTCTGAAATATGTTTCAACAGTTTGTAACAAACAAAACTGGTGATAAATTGAAAGAGTTTGAAATGGCGGAAGATGATGCGGAAAAAGAACAACTGATAAAACCAGTACAAATTGTTATCAAAGAGAATAATGAAAAAATACGGTGCGACATAACGGATTGGATTGTCATTTTTATATTTTGGAGTGCTCTTCTTTTGAACTCGTCGGCGCAACTCTTCGTCAACTCGGAAGAAATGTTGACGATTAATAACGAAACAAACAATGAATCAAAAATCAGGGGAGTTTTGGAAGCCATAGCCACTGTTTTGTATGGCGTGAATATCTTTTTTTTGATTTACCAAGGAATTCCCTGTATAAATGACAGCGTTTTACGTGGCCGGTGCTGCAGTTGCAGTTGCAGGTCGCGAGAATACGCTATATGCAGTGGTGTTTTCTTTGCGTTTTCAATCGGAAGTACGATCACTTCTTTTGTTTATTTAGGTTGACAAAGGTGCGTTATGTGTTAACTGTAAAAAAAGAAACTTTTATTTTTTGATAATTTGCACTATTTTTCTATTTTGTATCTCCTTTTTAGGTTTGTTTGTTCTTATATTGTCGTCTTCTCTTCGTCGCTTTTTGCTTGTTTGACTCTGTATATTTTTCGATTGCATATCTTTCCAGTGAGAATGTAATTGTTGCATATTAGTCCAAACTGTTGACATTTTGGAATATAAAAAATAGCTTTAAATACTTGATACCACGTGTTTATTACGTATTCTTTCAAAGTACGGAGATTCAGTTATGAAAAAACGCTTTGAAAGATGGGTTAAGAACGGATGTGAAACTAATAACTGAACAATTAACATTGTAGATATAACATCCACTGTATTTTGAAATAGAACTAATCCTATAAAAACCACGAACAAAAAGAAATAGATTAATCCCTTCATTACAAATGACTGTACCATTTTAACAAGAATTGCAATAAATAAAACTAATTGAGCTGGTAGGTTTATATTGAACCCACACTCGGGCCATCCAAACAAAAGACTGTGATTTGGTATTCCTTTACAAGGTTGAGGGGAAATATCTAACAGTTGTATAGCACCAAACAGAACCAGACAAAGCTCTACAGTTAATACTGTGGCTATATGGTGGGGGTCGCGACTATTAGCCACCCAGTAAAGAACTGTAAATAGAATTGAAGAACAGATTGTCGTTGGAATAATCCAATCTAGGCCTGGATCCATCGTCCCGATTACATCTATAGTTGTATTGTGTGGTAATCTTACCAAAGACTGTTGATATTCTCTAATATTAGCGATTATCATTTTCAAGTACAATACAAATATAAACAGTATAATACAACGAACGGTTTTTAAAGTTGCCATTGTACAACTTCAAACAATAAGTTTATAGTCCGCTGGAATTAAATGAGCAACGGTGTTCATTTTTTTTTTGTTTAATTATTCAAATATATATACAAATGCTTAATTTTTATAGAAACGCGTATATACTTTGAATATAAACAAGTCATAATGTCAGAAGTTTGGCAAGAAAGTGGGGCTATAACATATGTCGCAATTACTGTGGTAGTGTTTGTATTTATAGCTATGTGTGTTGTTTGGTTTATAACCAAAAACCCCAACCCACAGTATACTAGTGTGGGTAAAACGTCGAACGAAGATATCGAACTCGTCCCTGAAGATTCCTTTACAATTGATTCCGAATCTTCAGAAGAAGACATCGAACTTTATAATGAAGATGATACAACACGATTGCAAGAACAACCAACACCATCGAAAGAAGCAACACAATTAGATGCTGTATAATATGTACAGAATAATTTATAGAAAAGAAATATTTTTTTATTTACTCACAGCATACATGAAAAATTTCATTGAAACCGTTTTTTTCTAATTTGATGTGAGAATTACACCTGCTTAAACAGGTGTTTGAATCGGTAAATTTATTCTCACAAGTACTACAGTGATCTTTACTTGACAAATCTTTACTTGACAAGTTCGGTTTACTTGCCAATAGTCTACGAGAATCACTCTCTTCAGCAGCGTACAAATCTACTGTTCCGTAAGTTTCGAATGAGTCCATGACTTTTAACGAGTTGAGTACAAGGTGGTCTGGTAAAGTGACGCTGCCATCTATACCATCTCTACCATTTTTTCCATCGGTTCCGTCTTTGCCGTCTTTGCCAGTCTCTATATTTTGGAACATAACGAGTATAGTGACATTGAGGATTAAACTGAGAATCACTAATGCCCCTAATGTCCAAATCAAATAAAACCGTGTGGGCGATTTTTTGTCAAATCTGTTTTTTCGTCCGCTCATTTTCGTAAATACGTTGACTATAAATAGTTCATATATGTCAATGTGTCAACGTGTGTATGACATCAAAATAATGAGGTATATAATGTAACATTTTTTGAATAACAAAAATGAAATTCTCCACTTTATTACTTCTATCTACGTTTACGGGCAGTAATGCATTTTACAATAGTCACGACATTATCACACACGACGATGGCTCTGTGCATCTGTTTGAGAAAACGCAACATCGTAGATTAACTACCAAAAATTTGAAAGTCAATTCAGACACTACAAATACAAAATTCACAGTTCACGGTTCAGAATATATTACTATGAATTTACATGTAGATGGCTACACTACTCTGGGCGGATTGGAATTCGAAGACGCTGGTGCTTTTTTTGGAGACCACTGTCTGACTGCGTTGGCTGGCCCAGGTATCACAGTTGATAATGGTAAGTTGACCGCAATTGCACTCGGTACTACCTCAGGTACTGCATTGGTTGGGTCTACTACTACTATTTCTACGACTCAATCTGACGCAATCATTGCAAACACTGCCAAAACAGGGATTACGACGACTCAATCTGACGCAATTACGGCGAATACTAACGCAATTGCTACAAATACCGCGAATATTAATACAAATATCGCGGATATTTCAACAAACACCGCGAATATTAATCATAATACCGGAATGATTGCTTCAGTTGCTTCTACTACTATTACTCCTGCTCAAGCCTCGGAAATCACTGCAAACAATGCCAAAACAGGGATTACGACGGTTCAATCTGACGCAATCGCTGCGAATACCGCTAAATTAGTATTAACAGCTGCTGCTGATTCGGGTATCGCTATCGATGTTGCTGGAGCCATTTCGGCAAACGTAGCAACTGGTGTGATTAAAGATGCATTGGATGCAATTGAAGCCGCAGATACTGTCACAGCAGTTCAAAAAGAGTATCGGTTAGAAAGAATGGTATTACTCCTTTGTAACACGCTCGGAATTAAATATGAGCACTTGGTCAGAGCCGTCGATGAGGTGACGTTCAATCCGTACGAACGTTTTAGTGCAATTCAGGTAAATGATGACGATTTATATTCAACCGACAGTAATAGTAAACTGGTGGATGTTACCGCGGTAAGCACTGCTTTGTGTAGTACTAAAACCGACGTGGCTTGTCCTACTGGATATTCGAACAAGCACGCACTCGCAATGTGTGCAACTGGCACATGTGCGTCTTCCGACTTCACAGCCTCAGGGTTGTGTTGTGTCCCAAATTAAATGAGTAAAATAACAATATAAGTAAAATAATAATATAAGTAATAATATTCATATGTCTATATTATATATCAAAATCTGCGCGAATTCTTACAAATGTCGGAAATCTTGGCCGACCTGAGTTTGTGACTTCGAAATATCGGTAAGTTATCGTCGCACCAATTGCAGGTGGGTTTTCTCTGTCACTTTGTGTCATACCAGAACCGCATTTGAAAGTCTGTCCCGATGGCATTTTACAGAGTAAAGCACCACACAACCCTGCATTTTTCCCTTTGCCAATGTTATAGCCAATTACTGTTGCTTCGGCGTCGTGGAACTGCTTGACTTTGAGCAATGAAGCTGTTCTTTTGTAATGATATTTATCATCAGCTTTTCTTAACATCAAACCTTCACCATTTAATTTCATAATATCATCAAATGCTTCTTTGACTTGTTCAATGGATTCGATTTTAGTTTGTTCCAAAACTACAATGTGTTTTTTCCCAGCCAACATAACTTTCAATTTTTCAATTCTTTCTGAAAAATTTCCAGCTAAAAGTGGCGCATCAAAAACAGAATATACCAAACCGTCGGCCAAATATCTTTCGTATGTAGCATTGTGATTTTTCACCAACGAAATGGATTCTTTAAATTTGCCGCGGCCACAGCACAATTCACCGTCTAAAACCAAATCTGGCCATTCGGCCATAAACTCTTCGGGGACATGAAACTTATTCTTAGAACGAGAATACAGCGCGTTTCCTGAGTAGACCGCTCTCAAACCGTCCAATTTCTCACTCATCATCCACCCTATAACTTGATTTCTTTGTTTACTATTTTCGATACCATTTAACGTGTCAAATGACTTGGCTAACATGCAACTATCAATCGGGAATCTGTTTGGATCTACTGCAATTCCTGTACCATCTTGTACTGTGTCTGCAACAAAGGTCATTTGTTCAAGAATCGATTGTTCACTCACAATAATACAAGTCTGTCTTTCTATCGCCTTTTGAACCATGGTCGAAGATCCCGGATTCGATGGATTACTACATATTAAATGGGTAACATCACAAGTCAACGAATTCTTAATTTTAGTTGCACCATTCAATAATAATTGCTTGGTAAGCTCTCGTTTATTTTGAAAATATATAGTTTTCCCGGTAATACAAAAGATCATATTTGTAAACGGTAAACGTGTTTTTTTAGAGCTCTTCTCATTTACCGATGTCGAGGCCGATCTTTTAACCGCTCTTTTTACTTGAACAGACATTTTATTCTAATTCTAACATTATCCAAATAAAAACAACATATGTGTCACACATTCATGTCTAAGCGCAATCGTCAAAATCATCGTCATTTGTTAGAACTATAACATCTTCATTCTTTTTCTGTTGACTGATCTGTTGACTGATCTGTTGACTTTTCTTGACCTACAAAAAATAAGAATGAGAAAACAGTGAGCACAAATACGCCGGTTGCAATAGTAATTATTTTGGAGCTTTGCATTTATAACAAAAAGATAACATTAAATATGTCAATTTTGTTAAATCTGTAGCGTGTCCAAAGCAAAATGTGTCCTCGTAAAAGACCGATACAGATTAACAACCTACCAACGGTAAGTGCAAACGGGCATTGACCCCCCCCCAATATGTAGAGATATTGACTTCGCGCCGCTAGTTGAAAAAATATAGATATATTCTAACCTTATTTTATAATTTTTTTTGAACTGTGTTGAAAGGTGTCCTCGTAATTTAGAAAACCTATACAAAAGATATTATTATGTCTAGTTTCAACAATCTACCCCCTACTTCTGTTGTTTTGAGTACATCAAACCCAACAAAACGTAAAAGTGAAAAGAAACAGGTAAAAACCAACAAACGCCCCAAAAAAATTATTCCAAACCATTTCCGTGTAGGGACTTTTATAAATATGACTCAGGAAGAGCAATCTAAAGTAATAGGGTTCAATACAATGGACATCGTGAATAATTTACACTCTTATCATTTTCAAGAAAAAGGGTTTGATTTAAATAAGATTGCATTACGTATAACTGATGCATTACATGAGAGAAAAAAATTTGTTCAATTTGTCGAATGTGATCGTGAAACTGCTTTGTTACATGAATACAATGGCTATTCTTCTTGTTGTGGTGATAATAACTATTTCTATTTGAATCGTGTTACTGAATGTTCTTTGAGTAATGAAAAATTTAGCAAATCAGAAATGGCAATGATTCAAGATAATCTTTTCTGTTGTTATACATATGGTCAACCTTGTAATCATGAAAATGAAATGTGTGAATGTCAAATGGCAGCTGCAACTGGTGATCATGAGATTGTTCTTGGTATTGATGAAACGACTATTGAAGATGAACAAAATATTGGACTGATACCTCCAATGTTTCAAATCTATACTAAAACGTTAATTAATCTCCAAACGCAAGAGTATGTGGTTTTAGATGGCGAAATTCCAGAGAACATATATTGTATAAGTAAATTGGCTCAAGAAATTGAAAATTATCCAAGTTCAGCATCTGAAAAGTTATTAATTAATAACTTCTGGTCTTGCGGAATGAGAAATGATTTAGATTTGAAAAAAATAAAAATTAGGGTTAGTAAGATGTAGTAAAAATGTAAAAATAATTTTTTTATCCATAAAGATATATATATGTTAAGAATATTCTCACTACCTACTATGAACTACAAATACCAACAAAGAAATGTATAGATGTAATCTAGAAGATCAAAAACATCTCTCTTATTTGAAAAATGTAACAAAGTATACCTCTGATTATGTACAGAATTGCTATACAGCTGTGGTCGATCAACTCAACACAACGGATTGTACCTTCGATGGAGAGTTGACAATGCCTCTAGAAACAGTAAAATGCCTAGTAAATAATTTACCAGTACATCGTCAGGAAAAGATTAAAGCACAGCGTAACCAATTCGCTGACGTACGACATTTGTGTCATGAGTTGGCGTACGTAATTACTGATGTGGTCAGCAACAGAACAAAAAAAAGAAAGGAACAACAGGCCAAACGTAATGCCAAAAACAATGCCAAATACAAGGCCAATGGCAACAGAAAGAGATGGAACGCCAAATACAATGCCAAAGCCAAGGCCAACGGCAACGCAAAGAGATGGGCCGCCAAATTCAGCGCCAAAGCCAAGGCCAATGGCAACCAAAAGAGATGGAACGCCAAAACCAATGCCAAATACAACGCCAAAACAAGCGCAGCTAGAGTTGCAGCCAACGTGGCTGCTCTTGAAGCCTGTAAAGACCATCCGGAACCAACCTATAATCCCGAAACATTGGATGCTATTGTGAATAAAGCCGGAAATCTCATTCAGGACTTTTATGGTGGAAATGGAATTGGGTTTCTCCATGTCTTTGTCGGGAACTATGCAAAAGATGGTAAAGAGTGGACTGGAGATGCTATGAGATTGGAATCGATGTTATCATCATCAAGATGTTATGGAGGAAGACCGTCTGTAGTGACAGAAGACGGCCAATCCATCTCCTACAAAAAACTGTTGAAACTGGTTGGGTCTGATAACCTTCAAGTGCTTCCCATTTACACCGGGTTCAACCCTCTAAACTGTGACACTATTGAGAAGATGCTGCAGACAAAATTTATGGGACTTACTGAGGAACAACGTCTATTTCGAAGAGCAGGGGCGGGTAGTTGTAAGGGCAGACGGTTGGTAACAACGCCATTCCCATATTACTGTGGTCTGTTACTTTGTAAATTGAGTATGTCCGAAGTAGGTCTTCGCCCTGGCACGGAGTCTGATAGAAATAGGAAACGCAAAAGATAAATAATTTTGTTTATCCTAAAATTCCTATAAATTTTTTCTGTTGTTTTTTCTGTTGTTCCATCGCCAATACATAAAACATACTTGAAATAGCGGAGATCTGTAACCCGGTAAAATTCATCCAACTAAAATCATATGTCGTTACCAATCCAATCCCAATTCCACATATAGCATCTTTAAAGCTACCTGCAACAGCTAGAGTTAGAGCTGAATTCTTTTCAATAGTCATTGTCGCATAGTAATTGATCAAGAAGCCTAAACACAGTGATAGGCAAAATGCAAGTCGGAATCCGCCATTCCCCCAATATTGGAATTTACTCGGATTTTGACAAGTTATACCAAAGAGTATAGTTGCGACTACCGCAGACCAGAATAATATGGATGTCTTACAGTAGACTACCAGTGCTTTTTGAGTTACTATCTGTGAACTTGTGGTAAGTATATTGGCTATCATTACCAAAATATAACCAGCTAAATTAAAGGTCATATCATTGCCAGCAGCAATAAATGAACCTAAAATCATTAAGACAACGCTATAAATAACCGGTTTTGTCGGTTTCACATCTAAAAAACGATATTGAGCAATCAATGTGAAAAGTATAGAAAACCGTCGCAACGAGGAGAACATAGCAATATTGAGTTCTGATGCTGCACTAACCCCGAAAAATACATTGGCCACATTTAACAGACAACTTGAAAGAATTTCCATTGATGGTTTTTGAATTTTCTTTCGGAATTTAGGATAGATTAACATTAGAAAAACTGTACAAACAGATTGACAAAGAAGAAAAAATGCAATATTCTTAAATCCATATATATTCACTACTGTGTTATTACTGAATACAATAATAACTGACAATGCCATGTATGTCATAATTGATTGCCAATGCATGACACAGTATTGAATTTTTGACAAAGTATTTGTAATTTATAGTCAATTTAAAAATTTGATTAGATTCAAACTGACACACCTTTCTGGCGCTCGGCGTCAAGTCTTTATTTCCTCATATGTAGAGAATATATTTACGGAAACACCAAACGAGAAATTCGATGTTTCCGTAAATATATTCTCTACATATGAGGAAATTGGGGTGTTTCGACAAACTCCAAAAAAAGTATTCAATTTTTTTTTGGAAGATTTTTTTTCCCAATTGGAACTGTCAATTAGTCAGCATTCTCTTTCTCTTTCTCTTTCTCTTTCTCTACTACTTCTTCTTCTTCCTCCATTTCTCTCATATTACCCATTTCAAAGAGTTTGTCCAATAACGGCTTTAGTTGTGGGATTGTATAAGTTTCTTTCAAAAATATACCAATAACTATACCTAACAGTAAAAAAAGGAACATATTTGTAATTACTTAATTCCTCTTTAAATACTATTATTTATATTTTTGCTTTTTACTCTGTCTCTTTTTTCTCTGTCTCTATACGAGTCATTTCGATATCCTTGGGCATTTTTCCAGTAAAGACTTCTGTTTTCTTTGGTGTTTCTTCATCTGGAGTAATAGTGACCGGACTGTTTCTAGACACTATCCAAGTAGAGACAGTGTTTTGTAGATTCGGGAGAACACAATTCTGAGCCAGATAAATACCTACTAAACTTCCAATAATAAATTCCAACATATTTTCTGTTATGGTGAAGAGGTTATATATGAAGAAAACGAGATATATTTGATGGCCCGCAGGGTCGAAAAACTAAAAAGATCATATTTTAGTATATAACTTCAATCTATAGATCAAGCATATGCGTAAAACCACCAATTCACCGACATTGTCGCTATTACAAATAAGTGATCAACTAGAGACATCTCGATCAAATCTTTCTTCTCCAATCTCCAACGCAAGTCAAAGTCCACATGGTACGCAGAGTTATAACCTATCAACGGAGTCTATTCGCCGATCACAACTGAAACGAGTGTCAACTAGGTCTGAACCAGTTCGACGGCGGTCAAAGCCGATTAACGATGAGCTCGAGTTAAAAGGGTGCTGTGTGCCGGTTAACCTTGTTTTCTCTAATCTTTGTGACAAACTGTCTGATCACCTACTCTTAGGTGAACAAACCAGGAAAATCGGTATATCAAATAAACAAACACAGCCCCTAGAAGAACAAGTCAGCGATACTGAAAAGACCGAAATAGTACTCCTTGATCCTAAATTTGGCTTGTTTAGTTTGTTTCTCTGGCACGTAAATGGTCAGCAGAATAAAACAAAACATAGTCTAAATCGTTTCTTTTGTTCCCATGTCTTTTCTTTGACGTTTGCACTACCTTTACTACTATTTGTCACGCAGTGGGTCTTATATATAGCACTAATTTCGCACGAAGTAAACACATTTGATGGTAATTTTTGTCCAAATAAGGGAACAATGGAAACCAAACTAATGATGTTTGGAATCGGTATGATTTATTTTATTCGGAGTTTCTTTATTTGGGATTCGCTGACAGTACAATCCAGTGTTCAAAAAATGAACCGAATGGACAATATCTCTGCTATAATGGATACATTTCAGGAATTCCTTTTTAACATACTGGTTTATGGTGCCAATCTAATCTTAATTTATCTGGAAGATGATTTACAGAATATGATTTTAAACAGTTTGGCGATGGAATTTTTAATGAGTTTGGATAATAATTTTGAAGAAATGTATTTTGCAAATGTACCAACTGCGGCTGTTAATATTTACGATACAATGTACGTTTCCAGAAAAGAAAACCGAAGATTAGTTTCGAGAAAACGAGATCAATCCTTTTTCTATAATAGTGCATCCTGTGTTTTAGTTTTGTTGTACAAGCTGCTTATTTTAGTCATCTTCCTTTTCCCAGTGTTTTGTTTAACAGTTACGATAGCTGGGACATATTGTAAATAATACATTGTATATAAAACATAATGTCTATTAACATCTTATTATATGTTAATCATATATTATTATATGTTAATCATATATTATTTTAGTGTAGTTTAGTAATAGAAAAATAGATGTGTGAACCTAAATAGATGTGTGAACCAATCTATCAATTGGAGGGAATAACACTGTGGACATGTCCAACTGTAATTCGATGTCATAGCGTCTTTAATTTAACTGATATATATAGAAATAACTCCAATAATACTCCAATTACAGAAGCAATCTCCCCCAACCACACTCAAGTACAAAATGAATCGAGTCTATATCGTCGCGAAGCGCCAACGTCGAACTCTACCACGAACTCTACCACGAACCCTACCACAAACTCTACCACGAACCCTACCACGAACTCTACCACGAACTCTACCACGAACTCTACCACGAACTCTACCACGAACCCTACCACGAATCAATCCGATCCAACCGATCCCATTCTCCCGAAGCCATCCACACCGTCGCCAATTTATCTCCGACATAATATTTATAATAATTCAAATACTAGTCTTGGTAATACAACGTGTCTTTGTGATCTCTCTCAACTAGCGTGGCTTCATTCCTTATGGGTTGTACCAGTCTTGTTTGTAATATTGTTAGTTCTCATTCGTAAATATCGACGTCCTCAACAAATTAAAAATATCTATATCCCCCGTGTCACTACCGGGTTGACTCGTTCGCGCTCTTGGCCTCAAATGAGAGAAGCGGAACCAGTACACATTGTCCCAGCATCAGATCCGGGCAATATCTCGGAAAGAGATGTTTTTCTTACTGGTATTTTATAGCCCGAAGGGTAAAATAAAAAATAATTTCTTTTTCTAATTAAAAAAAATGTATAGCTACCGTAAGTACTAATAGTATAATGATATCCACGATTGATCTATAGATCCCATATTCTACAAATGTCCATTTGCGCCGTAAATATAACCCGGCCATTAATAATAGTAGTGTTAAATAAATAATGATAATGATAGGGGCAGTGGGAGTTTTTGTTTGACCAAAAACTCCCAAACTTGTAATTAACACAAACTGTATTACAGCGCCGGTCACTAAGGGGGTAAAGGTTACCCTTTGTAGAACATGTTCTTTTTGGAACTGGTGTAAAGGTTCTAATAGTAATTGGTTGTTAGTATCCACAAACTTTGTCTCTGTTGAGATATCATATTGGTTTTGATTTTCAGATAATCCAGTCTGCAATTCGCTAATTATCGCAAGCATAGTACAGAACAGAATAGTCAACGGTTCGGTGACCTGTAATTCCATAGCATAAATTACAAATAAAAGAGGTGTAATGACTAATCTTAGTGTGGTTCGAATAGTATTAAAGCCTCTAACAATCATTATTTTGACATCGCACCAGAATTTACCCTTATCATTGCCCCAGCCGTTTGACAGTAGATTTGCATAGATACAACCGTGTTGTATCAAAGTAAGTAAAGAACAAAGTAGTACTAAGAAGCGTGTCTCATACCATTGTTCTACCGGCCAGACTTTCAGAAAAACAGCACCAATCAAAGTTACAAGGCCCGCCATAATTGTAGCAAAGCGCGTGAATTCTCGAAATATTAATTGTGTTGAATTGAACCGTAACGGTATTCCGAATAGAAGAATTGGTTGTTCATTATCAATATTTATCTCTGTATCTTCCATATTTTTAGGACATTGTTTAAACCTATTTATAGAACGGATTCGGTAGCTTTCTTGTGGTTGACTTAAATCCTATTCTGTTCAAGAGTAGAATAAAGTGAATTGGGGGTGCAGTGTTCAGCATCCACATTGTCGATATGTCCGATCCTTTGTAAAGCGGTAGCACAAAATTCAGAACAGAAATAGGATTTTTGCTGCCTCTTGTGATGATTCGAGGTAAATGGTAACCATGAAAATAAAGCCCCTGATTGATTATAGTCCTTACCTAATTCTTCTATAGCGAATGAAATAGTTTCTGTCAAATGCTCCGGTGTTTCATAAGGAAGCTTAATAATATTAGCAGTACTATCCGTTGATTCGGGGATTTTAAACCAAGAATCGCGTGAGGTCGGTGTTAAGACACGTACTGACATCGGTGAACCCCATAATAATGAAAATGAGAGTGTGATTGTATCGCTCGATTGTATACTATCTCTGAAATGGGTTGCAAAAAAAAACTTCTCAATCTGTCCTAATATACGGTTACAGTCTTTTTCTTCATATTCACCTTTACTAGCCTTTGCATATACCCTTTTAACTACTGTCATCAGGTCATCGGGTTTGGAGGTCACCACTAATTCACAATGGCAATACTCACCTGCCGTCATCCAGGTTACAATCTTATTGAAAGTCCCACTAAAATATTCTCGTGGTTTATAGAACGAAACTGCCAGCATTTTTCTGACCAGTTGGAACGAGTATAAATACTATAATATTGGAAATAATATGTATGGGAAATTTCTTTGGGAAAAGTAAGGCCATACAAATAGTAGAATCAATACAATCTTTACAGAATGTTGAACAGACATTACAATGTTTAATTGATAAATATCAAAAACAAATAGATGAACAGAGATCGGAAGCGAAAAAGAAGATGAACTGTAAATCCGAATCCATTCGACATGTCAAAAGAATTCTGCTGATTCGGCATCATCAAAAGCAACTCGAAAATCGGATGCTGTCTTTATTGAATAAGAGATATACATTGGAATCTTTAAATGTTACAAAAATGCATCTGAACGCCATCAAACTTACAACAAAGACATTTAAACAATTTTTAAAGGCAAATGATATTGATAAAGTGGAAGATATGCAGGAAACATTGTCGGAAATGATTAGTGATGCTTGTGAACTGAATGAAGTTATTAGTTCAACAGATTTGATTGATGGAATTGATGCAGATG